AAACTCTCTCGACCGGATTTGAACCGGTGACTTCGCGATTAACAGTCGCACACTCTAACCAACTGAGTTACGAGAGAAAGTGTTGGGTGGGTCGCGCAACCAAGGATCGAACTCGGGACAATTGGAGTTTAGCAACTAAACGAATAGTTATAATAATTTATGTAAATTACAATCCAATGCTCTACCAACTGAGCTATCGCACGGGTGATGCCGACAGGATTTGAACCTGCGCCCTTTCGGACCAGAGCCTTAATCTGGCGCCTTAGACCACTCGGCCACGGCATCTCTACCAGCTACTGCTAGGATTTGAACCTAGGTGATTGGATTCAAAGTCCAAGATACTAACCACTATATGACAGTAGCTTCCCCATATTTATTTTGTCTGTACTCTTTAAGTAAGGATGTTCATTCTAATATTACTATTAATCCTTCTACTCGTACTCGTTACATTACTATTTATTCGATCTCAACAAAACGTGGAATATAAATGTTTTCTCCTTACCCTGAAAACATCAGCAGACCGCCGTGATAAATTTTTAGATAATTACGATAATTCTATACCATTAGAAATCATTTACGGAACAGATACCAGGAAACTTGAAAATGCTAAAAAGTTCCAGAAAGTTATCGACCCAGTATATTACCGTGAGGCTCTCAAATTACACTATAACGCAAATAAAACACGACCAGACATTACTTATTTCAATTTAGGAGCTATAGGATGTTATATGGGACACATGGATTTTTATAGAAGATGTTTCGACCAAAACCTCAAATATGCAGTTATGTTTGAAGATAACACCATCATAAAAGATAAACGCGTTTACCGTGAAATACAGGATGTTATAAATAAAAAAGGTGATGATTTTGAAATGTGTTTCTTTCACTGTTTGTCACGTTACCCGGATGAAGAAAAACGTGATAAAAGTGGTCTCGAACGTGTTAAATGGATTTCAAGTACAAAATGTTACCTTATAAACGTAGAAAATATGAAACAATATTATAAACACTTTTTTCCAATTGATAATCACGTTGATATGAAACACGAAGATATAATAGCGAGAGGTGCACGTGTATACTATAAAGATCTTAGACATTGTTTACACATTGATCGTACACATAATAGCACAATCGGACATAGTAACTGGGGAAAACGTGAGTTTTTCTCAAAACGGTACCCTACAGCAAAAACATCATCTGTTCTCAAATACGGATGGTAATTAATTCCATGGTATATCCTGTGGACGAAAACGACACCCAGTTTTTAAAAAGTCAACAAACTGTTTAAATTCTGGTTCTGGTTCTTTCATATACATCATAGAATCGAGAATATCACCAACAAATTTATTATATTTATAATGTGGTCCATTATGTGTAATTCTATTTTTACGTAAATTACCAATTTCACGTGGCATCATAATTATGTTATTACCTGAGTTTAAATCATAATTTACTATATCGAATAAAGGATGATGTCTAAATTGTAAGGGAATAATGTGATGATCTTCAACATTACGAATATTAAACCGATATTTAAAATTTCTTCGTAATAATGACCCGTATCTCATGCTATAATATGGAAATAGATTTAATCCCGCGCGCATCATCGAATCTTCGAGTTCGTCAACCTCATCCCATGCACTAAAACATTCATCGGAAGATGCATTCGCACATAGTTGTTTTGCATCGTCTATAGCTTCCGCAAACCTATATCTAAGTCGAGGATTTTCAAACGTTTCAAATGTAATATCTATTTTTTTAGAATATGTATTTTCAAATACATTTTTACGTATTTGTATACGTTTATATTCCGGGTTAGGAGGTTGATATTTGATACTCGATAAAACTATATTCATTTACTTTTTAACGTATTAAATCTTTAACACTTTAGAAAGTAGGTAATGTATGATCCTAGCGGGGGTCGAACCCGCGACCTCGGCGTTGCGTATGTGACGATAAAGCCACTTAGGTATACCTAGTAATGTATAAGCACCGCGCTCTAACCAATTGAGCTATAGGATCATATTTTATACATCTACCATAAACTTTAAGCCGAACACAACTTTTATTAAACGTAACAAATACTCTGTATATTCAATCATTTTACTATACTAACTATTTTCATCTTTATACTGATTTCCTATTTAATTGGATGTGATTGTAAATCATTATGTGATAATTCCTTACTCATTCTTCTCCCATGTTCTAAATCTGGTGTATTTGCTCTACTTTTAGCTAACCACTTAACAATTTTACGTTTATTATATTCACTATCAGTACCACCACTAAGATTTGTTCCTATAACGTTTAATCCGTTACATACATCTGGTTTATTTTCTTTATCGGGAAACGCTATATTAAACGCATCTATGGAATTTGGTGGAATATCCGGAGAGTCGTCTAAAAGACGATCGTATTCTTGTCTACACTTCGTTACGAATTCGTTCACATCACCTCTATGATCAGTTTCGAGTGATAATTCCATCTCAATATTCCTATAAAATTTAGACCATTGTATACACATGGAAGAATGTGTTTCCATCATTTTTGAACTATTATTAAACTTAGAAACAGATGTAAGTATACCTGCAAGTACGTTTAAAAACGCAAAAAAGTATTGAACTGCTATTATTTGTTGCTTTTTTGAATCAGACATACTTTCATCGTTTGGACTCAAAACTGCGAAACCACCAACACCTGTTATACTCGATATAATTATACATGGATACGATAACCAATCATTTTGTTTTTTATAAAACATACGTGAATGGTTATGGAGCCATCGGTACCCAGCGGCCTTTTCAGCCCAGCCTATGAGTAGTTTTTCCTGTTTTGGACACCAATGGTTTTGTTCTGGCGTGTTAACTCCCATTACTCTTTCTTAGAAAATAAATACGCATACCCCCTTGCAAGTGTATCGACACGTTCGTTATTTTCGTTTCCATTATGCGCCTTTACCCATTTGATATCTACAGTATCAAACATATTCATTAATTCTAATAATCTTATCCATTCATCTTTATTTTTAACCGCGTACCCTGATGCTGTTTTCCAACCATTTCTTTGCCAATTCTTTGACCATTCAATTAATCCCATGCGCACATAATTACTATCAGTGTACACAGTAATATCTCCAATTTCCAATTCTATACACTTTTCCATAGCCTTTATAACTGCTATCATTTCCATTACGTTATTTGTAGTAATATCCCTACCACCACTATTTTCTATTTTATGGACGACAGTCGAAAGTGTTCCAACTATAAGATATGCCCAACCACCCGGTCCGGGATTACCTAAACAACTTCCATCTGTATAGACGTCTATCATTTATAGTATACATAGGTTTTAAACTTTATACTTCAATATCATATTCTCGTCTTTTTGGGAAACACTTATAATAACATTTACAAACTGGTTCTAATAAATAATACATACACCAAATAGTTCCAAAAACTATTAAAAATATATAAACACCTTCCATTAACTTATTATAAACATTAAATCTTTATATCTCCGAATCAAGGTCGTGCCATGATTTAGGAGTACAACAATGCATAAATTTATCAAAATTTTTATACATAATACCAAATAGTATAAGGGGTATTATTATTTCAAGTATAAAAGTCATATACTTTATATTTTAAAAAAAATATCACGATTTCGGGTCCTATTAGTGTCTCCAATACAACCCTCTTGGGAGTTCGGGTTCGTATTTTGGGCGAGGTTCCTCATCGTCTTCATTATCTTCGTCACAACACAAACACCAACCTTTTTTTAATGCAAAACAGACTGATATCAGAACTATTGTTCCAATCGCATAATAAATAGTTAACATATTTATATTATTACTTAAAATTTTAAGTGTATATACAATAAAATGAATCATTATCAGGATTGGGATCCAGTTATTATTCGAGGTAAAGTTGATAAATCACGTGAAAAGGAAAAGTATGTCAAATTTATGGGACAGGAAATCAAGTTACCAAAAAGGAGTCAATACTCTGGTAAAACACCGGATCAGAAACTTGACGAAGCTGTATTAGGTGGTACACATAAAAAAGTAAGTAAAGAAACAGGATTAACGATCCAAAGGGCGCGCGTTGCAAAACAGTATACACAAAAAGATCTTGCAAATCTCATAAACGTATCATCAGATATCATCTCTTCATACGAATTAGGTAAAGCTATACCAGATCCTAAAATCATGCAAAAACTGCGTCGAGTTTTAGGTGTTAAACTCTAATCAATATTAATATGGATACTACAATGGGTAAAAAAATTCAGCGTATACGTATAGAGAAAAGTCATACACAAGTTGAACTTGCACATAGAATTCGAGAAACTTTAGATACCATAAACAAAATTGAAACTGGTAAAATGGAAGTAAACTGGTATATACTTGAAAAAATACAGAAATATTTCAAGGTTAAACTTTAAAATTTGTTCTAAATTTTAAAATCTAAATTTTATTTATTTTTTAAATTTTATTTTTTTTTGCTAAAATCAGTAAACTAAGATATGCTTAGTTGGAGAACGCGAGACCGCCCATACCGGATTGGATTCTGAGGACGTTGTAGTTAGTCGCGAACATGTGGAGGTTTCTGCCAGTTTCAGTAGTCTTGACCGAAACTTGGGCGTTGTCGATTCTGGAGAAGTTGCAGGTACCAGTTGGTTGATGCTCTTCTGGCTTAAGCGCAAAGGAGTACGCGTAGATACCTGGCATTGGGGAGCCAGAGTGGTGGACGAATGGTTGGACCGAGTTGAAGTACTTGCCTTCTTGCTCCTTGAATCTGTCTTGACCGTTGAGGACCAACTTGAAGGTGTCAAGTGGGCCAGACGTGTCTTCATCGAATTGAATCGTGGAGTCCAAGAGCAATTGTGGGGTACCCGCAGAGGATGGTTGGACGAACACGTTGGTAGTGGCGTGGAGAGTGTTGGACGCAGAGGAGACAGTGACTGGAGTCTTCGTAAAGTTCCACAAGCCGTTCAAGTCACCAACAACATTGGAGGAAAGGTCGGTGCACCAGACCAATTCCTTGACTGGGTGGTTGTACGACAATCTGACTTGCTTGGTGGAACCGGAGGCCGCCAAAGCATCAGTGCCAGTGTGCTGGACTTGTTCGATCAAGTATTCATGACCCTTTTGCGCGAATCGTCTACGCTCTTCGGTGTCAAGGTAGATGTAGTTACCCCAAACCTTGAACGAATCGAAGTTGGTACCGTACGCGGAGGACAAGTCAAAGTCAATTCTGACTTCGTGGTATTGCAAGGCAATCAATGGCAAGGCCAATCCTGGGTTGCGGTTGAAGAAGAAGATCAATGGCAAATAAACCTTCGAGTTGTCGACAGTCGCCGAAGTCATCTTACCGTAGCTTTGCTTCTTGGATTCATCCAAGTACAATTCAGCGTACAATCTCCACCACTTTTGGTAGTGCTTGTCAATTCTTTGACCACCGATCGACAATTCAACATCCTTGATCGCAGATTCCGCGACCCAGGCATCTTCAGTAGCATCGAAGGCTTGGGCAGCTTGCAATTCAACGTACATGTCCGCGATCAAATCACCATTTCTGGCGACCGTGACGGAAACGCGACCATCGGACGCGGCAGTACCGTTGACAGTTTGTTCGATGTTTTCCATCGCAAAGTTAGTGTGGCGTTTGTAAACCGCCTGGAAGAAGGTGACTTTTGGGTTACCAGTCAAGTAGACATCTTGGGCGCCATAGGCGACGAGTTGCATGAGACCACCGGCCATTTTGTTTGTTTTTTGTACTATATACCAAGATTTTTTTTTCAGGTGACACTCGCGAAAAAACACAATTTGATTTTTCCTGGTAAATACAAATGACCGACAAAGAGGAAACACTTCTTGAACCAACTGAAGAAATTGAAGAAAATAATGAAATTGATGAAATTGATGAAATCGATGATATCGATGGAAGTGAAGATCGAGAATCTATTATTGATGAACTTGAACTTGAAATGACAGACGATGAAAATGATAATATGTTCGAAGATGATGAACAATATGTAATGGATATGGGTGGTCTGCTGAGTTCCGTACTTGCGACTGAAGATGGCGAAACTGTGTGTTCTGCTCTGGTAAATATATCAAGACAGATAGAGATCCAAAATAAAATTTTAATAAAAATGTTATCTCATTTACAAAAAAAATAAACTTAAGAAAAATAATCATATGTAAATAAAAGAAAATGGAAGAAACACATTTTATTAGTTCGGAATCAAATCAACGTGAATCCAATGCTATTATGTGGTCTAACCAGATTCAATCTCTCAACCCTGAAGAGTTTATGCACCTTCTATCCCAATTGGAAGATATGTGGGATATCAATGCCACAAATAATAGCATGGTATCATTCCAACTCGGATATAAAAATTTTATAAATCCTCAGGATCTAGACCCCGAAACGGGTATTCCAATTAGGTTTGATGTTGAACTTGTTTCTGGAAATCACAAACGTTTAAAAATGCAATTAGGACAAATGTATCATCGTGCTGAAGTTTTGAAACTTTTAGATATAGAAGATGACGAAGATATGAAAATATCTATGCGTATAAATCGTCTTATTGATCAGGTTGACGACGCCTGGCAAATCATTTTTAGAGCCGCACGTATACATGAAAGAATTAATAATCCGACGTACGTACCCATAAACCCTGAATCAGACCCATCTATTTTTAGATGTTCGACCATTGATAAGATAGACGAATTAGTACCATATCAACAGGCTATTCTTGCATGTTTACAAAACCTATACGAAATGAATATTAAACGATATAAGGGATATTGCTGTATCCAAATTAAAACGGATGAGGAACAGGATACGCGTGCCTGGAAACAGGTTGAAACTATTCAAGATTATGTATATGGTGTCGCTCAAAAAGAAACACGATATGAACTATGGAAAAATTTATCAACACGTGGTTCGGTATACAATGATGTTATTCGACATTTAACAAATTGTAAAGATATGCAGTTCCCTGAGATTATCAAAAATAGACACGTTTGGTCGTTTAAAAATGGTATTTTTATAGGAAAAGAATGGTCTGCAAAAACGGGATTGTACGAATCGAGATTTTATACGTACGATTCTCGTGAATTTAAAAACCTCGATCAGACTGTTGTAAGTTGTAAATACTTCGATAAGGAATTTACAGAATACGACCATATAGAAAATTGGTATGATATACCAACACCATTTTTTCAATCTATACTCGATTATCAAAAATTTGATTCAGAGGTATCTAAGTGGATGTATGTTATGGGTGGACGTTTATGTTTTAATATAAATGATATGGATGCATGGCAAATTATACCGTTTTTAAAAGGTATTGCGCGCTCCGGTAAATCTACCCTTATCACGAAAGTTTTTCGTAAATTTTATAACGCGGATGATGTAAGTACACTTTCAAATAACGTCGAAAAGAAATTTGGTTTGTCGTCTATTTATGATGCTTTCATGTTTATTGCACCCGAAGTAAAGGGTGATTTACAACTCGAACAGGCTGAATTTCAGTCTATAGTATCAGGTGAAGATGTTTCTATAGCAGTAAAACATGAAAAAGCTAAATCTTTTGAATGGAAAACACCGGGTATACTTGGAGGGAATGAAATTCCAGATTGGAAAGATAACTCAGGAAGTGTTTTACGTCGTATCCTTACATGGAATTTTGGTAAACAGGTTAAAAATGCAGACCCAACACTCGAAAATAAACTCGATACCGAATTACCCATCATACTTCAAAAATGTATTCGTGCATATCTCGAATATTCACAAAAATACGCAGATAAGGATATTTGGAACGTTGTACCAGAATATTTTAAAACAGTTCAAAAACAGGTTGCAACGGTAGCAAACACACTCGAAAACTTCTTACAGTCAACCGCTGTAAGATATGGTTCGGAGTTATTCTGTCCACAAAAAGATTTTGTTGCATTATTTAATTCACATTGCCAAGCAAATAATCTTGGAAAACCGCGGTTTACACAAGATTTTTACGTTGGTCCATTTAGTCAGCGTGATATAGAAGTTAGAGAAGACAAATTGACATACAAAGGTAGATTATGCAAAAAGCAGTCATTTATATTTGGAATCGATATAGTAAACGAAGACGAGATCCAAGAAATAAGTAATGATTATTAAATAAAATATCCTATTAGAATAAGATATGGATCCCAGGCAATTCGTAAAAAATTCGAATGTATCTATTCAGACAGAATCCAAAATGGTACCCACTAAAAAGGGTGGGCTCAAAATTGGAATTTTTCATCCAGGTATGTATAATGTTCTTGTAAACAAAAAGTTTTCAACGGATGAAAAACGTGTAAATTTAAAATACATTTTAAAACAAAAACCAAAAGGTCACGCTCAAATAGCACCTGGTTTAACCATCGATCTTAATGAGATTAAAGGGTATTTCGGGAGGTTTCAGACGGGTGCTATACATACGTCTAATTTTGGTTTAAAAGGTGATTTAAATAAAGAATTCTTTTCAGTACAATTGAGTGGATATATCATGGATGGTATGGAACGTAAGAATTTCACATTTGTAATTTACAGTAATGGTAAAATTCGATTTTCCGGTGGTTTTTTAGGGTCTAAGAATCTTAAACGACAACCCGAATCATTGCGTAAATATTTAATTGATACATATTCAGAAAAACAAAGCTTTTTATATAATGAAATTCAATATAACAATATTGCGGGTTTCTTTAATACAAATGTAAACTTCGATTTATCACGAATTACACAACAAAATCCAGTAAAAGCTCAAAGTGTTAGATACGAAACCGAATTAACACCCTTTTTATATATGGAATATAAAGACCATAATTTTGTTTTATCGTCTAAATCTGGAAAACTTGGTTCGGGTGTAGTTCAAATTCAAGGTGAAAGTGATCCAGACGACCTTGAAAAAGCTTATAAAATAGGTGTCGATATGGTAAAGTTACTCCATGTATTAGGATATACGCAAGGTTTAGTAAACCGTAATGTAAATGCACCAAAACTCCCAGTTAAAAGAGGTGTAAAAGCTTCTACATGTCCAAAACCTAGAAGACCACCATGTAAAAGTGGATTCGAAGTACGTAAAAACCCACAGGGATCAGATTGTTGTTTTAAAATCCCAAAGAAAAGAACTACATCGAAAAAGAAAAAGACTCCATCTAAAAATGTATCTGTTTCATATGATAAAGACGGTGTTATGAAAATAGGTGGACGTAAATGTAATAGACTTACAAAACCAGTATTACTCGACGTCGCTAAAAAATTGGGTGTAGTTGGTGTAAAACAGAAAAATACAAAAGAATCTATATGTTCGGCACTCGATGCAATTGAAAAGGGTACATCAAATTTAAAAATTGATGGAAAAATGTGTCGAACTATGAAAAAGGAACAACTCGTTGCTATATCATTATCTAAAGGTATCACAGTTGAAGATAAAGATACTGTAAAAACACTTTGTCAGAAACTTCAAAATAAACCAAAAACCCCAAAAACACCTAATACACCGAATTCACTTGCAAATGAGATGGAAAGAGCTCTTTTGAAAAGAAATAGAAACATTGTAAATAAAAAACGACGTATTAATAATACAAGTATCAAGAATGATCTTGTTAAAATGTATGGTAAGAAATGGATGACAAAGTATGGTAAAGTTATGGATTTGGATAAAAACGCGCGTGAAGTAAAAACACAATTAAATAAAATGGAAAAGAATAAATCACTCAATGTAACTACACGTAATGGTGCAATTAAAAAACTAGTTGCGAACGATATCAAAAGAGCTATGGTAAAGGATTGGAAACTTAACCAAGAACAAAACCTTAAAAAGAAACTTCTTCAAAAAGAAGCTGAAAAAATATACGGTAAGTTTGGTAAAAATGTAGTGAATGACGTTGTAAAATACGCGTTAAATTTACCAAAAATACCACCACTCAATAGTAATAGGATAAAGAATTATATTAAGATAAAACGAGAACTCCACCAAAAACCACCGTTAGCGTTAAAGAATAAACGCAAAACTAAATAAATGGAAGACCCAAGAGAATTATTATTAAATCGTGTCCGACAAAATAGAAACGGCTTCATTATAGATCATAAAGAACGCTGGAATAACTATATTTTGTCGAGCATAGTAGATACTATATTTTACACTATAGCGGATTATATACGATTAGAACGAGAAATGCACAAATCAGGTATGGGGGATTTAGAAATAAAGTATTATTGTACGGATGAATTTATAAATACTGATAATGCTAGAAAATATTTAGAAGAACACCGAGATAAAGATGATACAAATCTCATCATATTTATATACGATAATATATATGAAATGAAAGCTGGAGCACATAGACGAACACTTTTATACCTTATAAACATACTATACTTCGATTTATAAGTTTATGTGGTTCAGAAATTTGTTTAAGATGTTTGTCATGATAAGAAAAATCATATCCACGAAACCTATCTTTTATTTGTTTAGAAAGGCCAAATGCTTCTATTTTCCGTGATGTTTGTGTACAAACTGATAAACGTTCAAGATTAAGGAATCTATCTTCCATCATAATAAACTCTTTAATAGTATCATTCGGTAACTCATCTTTCCTCATCTTTTCGTATACATTTTTAGATTCTCCGTGCGACATATAGAAGTATTTTGTAGTAAAACCGTGAACTTTTACACGTTCACCTGTAATATCTACATCATATAGTAAAAATAATGCAATTATAAATATAAGTATCCAAACTAACATATTATACTTTACTATAACAAATTAAATAAATCTTTTATTTTATGAATAATATTAAATAATATATTCTTATCTTCAACACTTTGTGGTTTTATGATTTCAAATTCAACTTGATACGTATAAGGATCTTCCGAATCCATATCATGAACATTTCCGTATACAGACGTCATGTCAATAGATACATTCTTACGAACAAACGAAGTACGTGTTTTTGTTTTCTTACCATCCATCTCACTATCGTAATCATGTTCCATTGGAGTCTCTTTAGAAACGCAAAATCGTATATCAAAAGGTGTCCCTTCAAGTTGTTTAAAATCCTCAACATGTACCCTTTCTTTTTTTATAATAGTTTCTTCATTCGTAGTTTCATCTATTGTTATACGAAGATTATCCTTTTCACGAAAAAAGACATCCGTTTCTGATACAATAATACGATCCCAACCAGTATACTTATTGAGACCATTCAATAATTTAACATACATATCTTTTCCAATATTCGTATCGAAAAATGTACCATTATATTTACCAAGTCGAAACTCCATTTCAATAAATTCATCGTCTTTGAATTTATTAAGAATAGGTTCGATTGTATCACATATTTTATGAACGTTCATTCTTTTTATTACATTTATATTATCGCGTCTTCTTCTTAAGCCTTTTTTATACGCTTTTTTTAGATGCACGGTTTCACTAATATAGGAAATACGTGTTATTTTAATTCAGCTATACAGTGTTTTCTACATATACACAAAGTATCAGAATATATATTACATAACAAATATGAAGGTGAATGTTCATTTACAAAAATATATGAAAATATAGTTCATTTATATTTTTCGACACGCGAATCTAAAATATTTACAATACAACCATTGTTAATAGAATTTACAAAAAAGTTTCCACGATTTAAAATTGGTGAACCACATGACGCACAGGACGCTTTATTATGCATTATAGATATACTCGAGAAAGGGTACCCTATAATTAAAGAACTACTTTATGGAGAAACAACACAGGTGACGATATCACCCGTTAGTAAGAATATCATTAAAAACCCTTTTTGTATACATATTTTAAATATGAAAAGAGAAATAAAAAGTGTAGACGAAATGATTGAAGAAGGATATAATTGGAATGTAATAGAAGGATATATTGATAATGATAATGTAAAGCATCATGTAGCTACAACGAGATGTTTTATATCAAAAAAACCTAAAATTCTACTTATATCATTTGATAAAAAAAGTAAAGTAAAAATAAATGAAATTTTAAAAATGGGATACGAGTTATGTGGGTCTATAATTCATCATGGTATTCAATGGGGTGGTCATTACATGTCTATGACTAAATTTGATAAAGATTGGATTATACAAGATGACGATAAATTAGTTAAACTTAGTGGTTTACCTAATGAAGATAGTCATTACGTCCAGGTGTACAATCTAAAAACTCCTTCATCTGAATGTTCTCCTTGATATTCACCAAAGTCCTATAAAATGTTCGACGACTATTTGGGAATGTTTTATCAGTCCTTCTTTTTATAGGTTTCCACCATAAAGGTCCATTTTCCCACGTTACATACATACACTCAACAATATCATTTTCTTTTAACCATTTATAATCCTGCATACGATCAATAGGTATTTGTGATTCGTGTATAAGTTTACCTCTATCTTGTATATATAACTTCCATACATACGCTCCAGGTACACACCCAGGTGTTTCTGCAGTACGTGATTTCTTCACTTTAAAATCAATTGTATTTTTATTACGCGGTTTCCATTTAAACATTGTCTCATGTGTCCCTATACGTACAGGTTCATTTATAGGGGTAAAAATGAGACCATCCATTTCCTGTTTTACGGTTGGGAGATATACATCCATAAACTCATTAAATTCGGAGTGAAGATGGAACGTTTTAACCTTTAAAAATATTGGATCTGTTTTTAAAACCATCATCTTTTTAGTAGTTTTTTCACAATGCTCTAGACGTTCTAAAAAGTTTTGTTGACCTATAACTTCACCACACGTCATTAAACAATCATATATCATAAACACATTATCGTATAATTCACCTTCAAGTATTGTACCTTCATATATCGGTCTTCTAAAATTAAGCGAACATGTAAACATTTCAAGTGCGCGATTTAGGAATACACATACTTTTCTATTTTCATAGATAAATGCCAACATCATATATCTTATACCATCCGTCTTTTCACATACAACATAATCATTTTTTGAAAGTATACTAAAGTGTTCTCTTTCTATCGAAATAGGTTGACATCCCGGAAAAATACCTTTTTTAGTACCCCATTTGGATTCCATAAAGGAAATCGCATATTTGTAAAGTGGATCACTCGACTTTACAGATACACGTGACATTCTGTTCTATATAATTACTCTATTCTTTAATTTGATTTAACACCCGCGGCGTTTAAAATATTACTTATACATTCATGACTATATGTCATGACCAACTTAGATGCTGTATATGCATGAATTTTGATACCAGCCTCTTGAAATTTCATAAACATAGTTTTCATTCTTGGATGAATTTTAAATGAACCATTTTTTCTATCTTTTAAATTTTTGGTTACACTCTTATTCATCATAACCCACGCTTTTGCAGATGTTTCTTTTACTGTATAAACATCCCCATAAACTTTAGTTCCGACATCTGTGTCAAAATGTAAACCCATTTGTTCTACTGGTTCTTTAGTTCCATTTTTTATTTTTTCCTTAAACATATCCCAGTCTATACCTTCAGTTACACCGGGAAATACCATGCATCCAATACCATCGTGTTTATCAAATACCTTATCAAGAGAATCATCATCAACACTAATACCAAAATCTACGAAAAATATACGATCGTGTGTTTTTAAGTATTTATATATCATATCGGCTTTTTCAAATGGATCATCATCTACAAAAACAACTTCATTTTCTGTATTACCTCTTTGCATACACTTTATATTAAATCTAAGAATAGTATGAAGTGTTTTACAATGACATGATTTTCCACGTGTTACTATAATTGTTGCAAATTTCATATTATATTATAATTTCTAAACCTTAAGCCTATCTTTAAGACACCCACTAAAAGGTAAATTACCTATATGCCCTAGTGTTGTATTACAATCGGCATATATTTTACCGTCCATTTGCTGCCATCGCCTACAAAACGCATAGTCTTCAGAAAGATAACGTTTAGTTTCGGGATCTATCATACAATCAAATAAGGCACAATATTTTTCAAAATCTCTATTTTGATGATCATTTACACATTCTAGTTCTTTGTTATAATGCTCGTGCATTTTATCAAATGCCTCTCTAGTAATAACCATAAATCCAGTTGGACCATCTAATACTTCGACAAACCCATTTTCCACCTGTCTATGCTGTGCTCCTATATTCGCAACCAAACTCGAAGAGAGCATAGCCATATCGCGAGTATCACCAGAGTCTATAGCATGTTTTGCTTGATCCCACATCACTACTTTTTTAGGATAAATCGCAACAGATACGTCATGACCAGACCGTATAAGACGAACAACAGAGGCTGGGTCAAAATCTATATCCGCATCTATAAACATAAAATAGTCTGCATCAGTCTTTTGCATAAATCTTCCAACAGCTACATTACGTGCACGATGAACAAGACTTTCATTTTCTGTTGTATCGAGCATAAGTTGAAGATTTTCTTTTATAAGAAGAAGTTGAAGTCTGATTATACCTATCATGTATTTTTCTAAACATAAGCCCCCGTAACACGGGGTACTTAAAAAGATTTTCTTCATATTACAATTTTAATGTTTTATTCCTCTAAGTATTTTTTAATTATAGTTTCAATTTTATTTATAGTTGGTATAGAAATACCACATTTTTCACATACATCTGTTTTTGTAAAACTACCTTTTAAAACTAAGTATATAATAGTTGATGCTACACTATTCGGTGTTTTACTCATAAGTTCCGAACAGTTTTCTAATTGAGAACACATTTTATTACAGTTAAATCTCTGTTCTCGTGTAACTGTAAATGAATTAAGTAATCTATTCATAACATCAAATGGACGAGTAACATAATTCTTTTCTGTTTTACCTAGTAATGTTTCTGTAAACATTTGTGTTGTTCGACTAATATCTTTACCATTTATACCAAACATATCTGCAATCTCCCTTGTCGTTCTTGGAATTTTTGATAATCGACACGCATATAAAACGCAATTACCCTTTATTCCCGAACGAACCGCACCTCTTGTCAATTTTTCTAAATTAAACTTTCTATACATCATTTTTGCATCCTTTAAAACAGAATCTGGTAACGTATGACAGGCTTCATCGATACTTTTATAAGCATGAAATAATGCTCTATCTTTATGATTCATGGATTGATGAAAATTAATTTTAGCCATACGTTTATTTTCATATGTAGATGTGTTTTGTGTCATTATAACAGTCCCTTTACCCCATTCATTTGAAAACAATTCTGGATTTGCATTTGGATTACCACATCTAGACGGATCATTTACTTTACCATCATCTGATATACCACTCGTCCATTCCGGACTTTCATCTATAAACATTGTATCCACTAAACCACATTCAGAGCATGTTGGCATACCCTCCCTTGAAAATACTTTTGTTCCGTTACATTCTTTACATGTGTATGTATTAATTGGCTTTTTTAACGTTGGTTTTTTTAAAAGTCGGTCCACTTCGGACCATATAGCAGCCAATTCTTCCATTCTATAATGAAGTATTAAAATTCATGAAAATATAAATCGCACTTAGGTGTTTAAAAATTCATTTCATCTGCCTGTATTTTCGCTTGTATTTCTAAAGAATTAACCATTTCCTTAAATCTTTTAGAACCCGGGCTTCTTGGTTCCCATTCGGACCATTCTTTGTCTATAGTCTTGTGATTTGGTGGTGGAATAACAATTCCATCAACGGTATCATCTGAAACTATAAAATCTTCTAAATCGCTACCATCATCATCAGATTCATCTATTATATCACTCTCCTCGTCTGAATCTATTTCATCTATCATTGCATATAAATTATCTTTAACATTTACAAAATACTCTGGAGCCTGATGATGTTCTGAAAGATTATCACTCTGAACAAGTTCATCTTTATCCTCTTCGTATTCATGCAAACGAGCACCTTTATATGTCATTGATGTCTCGGAATAATACGAAACAACTAAATAATCATTGTTATTTTCTTTCACTACCGCGTACAGTTCATCTTCTATATCTTCTAAATTCACAAGAACCCGGACTAAATCCCCAGGCTGAATTTCAGAAATATTAATCATATCTAAAGTTTTACGACAAAAATATTTACAAGTATTAGCACAGATGGGAGTTGAAATTTTATCCAAGAATGGATGTACGTATTGCGATCACGCAGAAAACCTTTGTAAGGACTATAACCTGGAATATAAAAAAACAATAATCGATAAAGCTGAACTAAAATCTAGATGTGGTGCACAAGCATCCACATTTCCACAAATGATTGTAAATGGTACCCTGATCGGAGACTTCTTCGAATTTCAAGAATTTTTAGAAGAAGCAGAACCGATGCTTCTACCAACATTGAGTAGGTTTACTGTATTTCCTATAGAACATGAAAATTTATGGTCTTTGTATAAAAAGGCACAAATGTCTAATTGGACTGCTGAAGAGATTGATTTTTCTAAAGATATGGATGATTGGAATGGATTAAGTGATAACGAAAAACATTTTATAAAATATATATTGGCCTTTTTTGCTGGCTCAGACGGAATAGTTTTTGAAAATTTAAATGATAATTTTGCAAGTGAAGTACAATATACAGAAGCTAGATCTTTCTACGCATATCAAGAACATAATGAAATGGTTCATGGAGAAACATATAGCAAACTTATAGATAAATATATAAGAAGTTCTAAAGAAAAGAAAGAACTATTCGAAGCTATTCAAACAATTCCGTGTATAGAGAAAAAGGCGAAATGGGCTATGAAATGGTTTGATAAAAATAGACCTTTTGCAGAAAGATTAATAGCATTCGCATGTGTCGAAGGTATTTTCTTTTCTGGGAGTTTCTGTGCCATTTTCTGGTTGAAAAAACGTGGACTGTTACCTGGTTTATGTTTCAGTAATGAACTTATAAGTAGAGATGAAGGAATGCATCTGGAATTTGCTGTTGAATTGTTTAAAATGTTGAAAAATAAACCATCTCGAGATATAATTGAAAAAATTATAAGAGATGCAGTTTCAATTGAAAAGGAATTTATTACAGATGCACTCCCATGTAGTCTTATTGGCATGAATTCTGAAAAAATGTCCGAATATATCGAATATGTTGCGGATAGATTATTTAAGCAAGTGGGTCACGATAAAATCTGGAACACAAAAAATCCCTTTGATTTTATGGAGAATATATCACTCGACGGTAAAACAAACTTTTTTGAAAAACGTGTCGGTGATTATGGTAAAATGGATGAAGATACGGAAAATATAGAATTTGATGAAGATTTTTAATTAGGGTGTTATAACAGCATTTCTACCATCGGAACACGAACATGTAACAGCCTCACCGTCATTTGTCAAATCCATAGAACCAAGTTTCATACCGGTATCGAACATTGGAAATTGTTCTTCAGATATACCTGGTAAAGGTGTAGGTATATCAACCATTTGAGGTGGTGGTGATGGACCTGGTGATGGACCTGGTACTGGTGATGGTCCAACGGATTCTTCCACGATTGGATCAAATGGTGCATACTCTTCGCGCTTTATATTCATCATGGCCCATGTAACCAACATGAAAACGACCGTATGAAGTACGAGACCTCCTGTAGATGGACATCCAGTTGGACTGGAAACCCACGACCCGAACACACCGCGCATTGTACGGAATGTTTCAGGGTTTGCAATTACAAAGAAAATTAACGCAGACATGATAGAGATAAGTAATTTTTGTTCCTGTTTCTTACCATCACATCCACAACCACAATCTTTAAAAAGACCCATTGTGAATATTTTATATATTGTATATTGAGAAAAAAAACCGACTTAAAGTTTGAGATCCTATATAATATATAAAAACAATGTCTAATATTATCCAAGTTTCCGAACAATTTGATCCGTCGTCTGTTGTATTCACAAAATTGAAGAAAAATAAGAACGGTGGAAAAACTGTGTATATCAATGCACAAGATGGTAAAAAGAAACTCTATTTACAACTCCCATTTATGCGTTCACCATTTGGTATGAGTGCATTTACAGATGAAGCAACAAATAAAACTTCGTATTCACTTGACTTATCATTCGATAGAGATAATGAACCAGCTATGGAATTATCTGATAAACTGAAGGAGCTCGATGAAATTATCATTAAGACAGTTGCTGATAACTCAAAGGAATGGCTTGGTAAAGTGTATGATATTAACGTTATTCGCGAAGCCTTGTATAAACCACTCGTTCGTCAGGGTAAAGACGATTACCCGGATACTCTCAAGCTCAAGATTATGACAAAACAAACAGGTGAATTCTTAGCTGAAGCATATAACTCTTCACGTGAATTAATTTCTGTCGATCAGATTGAAAAAGGTCAGAGATGTGCGTGTATTGTTGATGTAAACCAAATTTGGTTTATTGATAATAAATTTGGTGTAAGTGTACGCCTTTCACAGGTTTTATGCGAACAGTCTGCAAGATTGCCATCATTTGCATTCCAGGGTCTTGATAATAATGTAGTCGAAGAAGATGAATACATTGAAGAAGAAATTGATGAATAAAATATTATAATATACCAGTATGGAACGTGAACGTCACATTAACGATTTAAAAAAAATTGCATCTATCTCTAGAAATAAAAAAAATGTAAAAACACAATCTCAAAGAAATCTATTGGGAAAAAATGTTATAAAAGCTATACAAGGTATTGGGTGTAAACCGCACGAAGTGTTTTATAAACCCGGTACCAATTTTAGTGTTAATGGTTCTTTAAGTAGTAGAAAGGGTTTACGTAAAATTGGTAAAGGGCAAATGGGTGAAGTATTTCTAGGATGTATAGATAAAGAATGTGAAAAACCTGTCGCTATAAAAGTATCAAATGATCCAACCAAGTATGAATATAAGATAGGTAAACGTATAGAAAAATTAAGTGGAACTCGTATGTATGCATATCAAAAATGTGATAAATATTCTATTATTTACACAGAATATGCAAATAGTGGAAATTTAACTAAATTTGTAAAAGATAATGCAAAAACACTTCGTCCAATACACTTAAGAACCATAGTTACACATATATTATATAATTTATATAGAATACATAAGAAATATCCATCATTTAGACACCATGATTTGCATACAGAAAATGTATTAATAAACACCAATGTAAAAGCAAAAGGTATAAGAAGATTCAAAATTGATGATTCTAATATTCTAAAAGTACATGATATAGGTATAGAAGCATCATTAGCTGATTTTGGGTTTTCAAGTATCAGTGGTATACCAAATCCAGAAATTGATTCGGGTGAATTTAAATCTAAATACGGAATATACCGAGAATCCAATTATATGTATGACGTTCACTTTTTCCTTAATTCAGTAAGACAATTATTAAAGACTGAAGGAATTTACGTAGGTGCGGAAACTATTCAATTTATAGAACGTATTTTACCATCAGATTACTTGGGACTCACTACGTATAAAATCAATAATTATAGACTTCGAACAGGTCCAACGGGTCATGGAAGTTTACCTACATTTAAACATATATTCAAAGACCGATACTTTTCACCGTACAGAGAGAAAAAGCAGGAATTGACTAAAATTCTCGATATTATAGGTCGAACACCTATACAACCAAAGTCTATCATTGTAAAACACGGAGGGCATAAACCACAACCTAAAGTTTCATTATCTAAAAAAGGTTATGTTAAAATTGGGACGCGTAAATGTGAATCGTATAAAAAAAATGAACTTATTAAAATTGCAAACTCCATGAATATCCAGACAAAGGATAAGACGATAGCGCAAATATGCCAGAGCCTAAAAATAAAATATATTAAATAAGTATAATGAACAAGTTACCATTTATTATTCTCGGTGTAATCAATACAATTATTTTTATGAAAACCGGTCAGGTTAAAAAGGCTACTACTACGGGTGAAGAATGGACCGTTTACGGCACAACATGGTGTGGGTGGACAACAAAACAACTCGAATATTTTGAAAAGAAAGGAATTAATCACAAATTCGTCGATTGCGAAAAAAGCAAATGCGACGGAATTGAGTCGTTTCCACAACTTAAATCACCAACTGGTGAAAAGTTCGTTGGTTATAAGGAAGTATAATTAAAGTCCTCTAACGACGGATATGGCGAGGGAAAGAATAAACGCGTCAAGGAATGTCTTGATTGGTTTAAGAGTCGTTATGTGTTTAACAAGCGATTGGTTCCATGCAAATCGAAGTACAAATGTACTGATGAGGATGGAAAGAACGAAAATAAGAAGTTCCGTTAAGACGTCGTTCATTTTTTTAGCGTTTGCGAGATCTCTGAGCATTTTATTTATTACCAATATTTTTTTCTATGATATTAGTAATGAAGAAACCATCCCTTCCTCTGAGTGGTTCTGAACCAAATTATACCCAAAGATTATGGGGTCGTACAGTTGGTATAGGTAATAATAATTGTTACGCGTATGCAGTAGGAGATTATGAAAGTATGCGTTTACAGAAAAGTATACCAGGTGAACGGGCTGGTATACGTAATCTTTCTCATACATATACAAATTGTAAAGGATTACCTCAACGAGTTGTTGCAGATAATCCTAAAAAGGTATATAAGGCGAAAGCAACTGAAAAATGTAAACCAAATCATTTTAAAGTTATGATGTTTGTAGCACCCGGAAATAAAAGAAACTATTTCAGACAAGGTGATTTTCATTTTTATAAACAACATGGTTCAGTTGATTACAAGGTAAAAAAGGGTAATACATATGAAAGTATAGCTAAATTTTTCAATGTTCCTGTGAGCCGCGTAAAAAGATCTGGAAAACTTGTGCCTGGAAAGCTTTTAAAATTTAAAGCAAATGTATTTAGTCATAAAAGAGGTTGGGCAACTGGGCCATTATTAGTGGATGCGAAAGGTAAAAGTATTCAAGATCCTAGAACAGCTTCTCGTAATTATCCTGGTTTGAGCTATAAAAAATACTGTAGTTCATTCTGCGTTAAGAACAGAGGAATCAAGGTCGGACACACTCACCCCAAAGTCGCCAAGAAGGCTTGATAAATCGGTTTGGTTTCCTATATCGAAAAATATATCAAGTGCATTGAAAATGTAATCATTATTCACTGTTACCGTATTTGACGTTTCTTCAAACAAATTATGTACGGTAATCTGTACCCTGAAATTTTCACAATCAACTATTTTACGACAAACCGGGCATGTTTGATTACCCTTATTTTTCCATTTCTGTAGACAATGTGAATGGAATAAATGACCACATCGTAATGGTTCATTTTTCCTTGTTCGCCTTACCTCATTGAGACATATGGCACACTGTGTCATTCTCTACAAAACTTAAAGAAGTTAAAAGTTGAAATTTATCGTACATATTTAATAAATATTTGGAACTTTGAGAAGTGCTTTATCGCAAGATCCACATTTTTCAGTACCCTGTAAATCTTGTACTGGTTTCAAAAGTTCTGGACCCTTTTGCTGAAGAACTTTACGAAAAGAATAGTTATCTTCAAATGTAATACCATTCTGTTTCATGAGATAGTTGTTGAGTAGTTGATTCGAAGTGTTTACTGTGAAACATCGACCGTCGGCCATACCAAGTCTTTGAGACATCTTATATATTAGTATTACATTAGAAATTAATTTGTTTATTTTTAATAGTATCTATCCATGATTTATGCCCTATATCTTTTGCCATTTTTATGATATCATTTATGGGGTACCCTGAGGCTACGTTAAAAATTTCTTTTTTCAATGGATCTATATCCGAAACAATTATAGACTTTTTATGATGAAGAATATGTGATATAATGATATTGTAAGCAAATGCAATTTCCTTGAGTGTTTCTGCACCTGTAATGATAATCTTACCTGTACTGAAAATACTCGTCGTTATCTCTTTCATGTCTTCCGCTGGTCTAAATTTAACTTTAACAGCGGAATATCTATCTGGTTCAAATGATGTTTTAAAAACCCCTCTATCACCCGTAGAATGTGGTACACATGCTGCATCTTCAAATTTTTGAGCCGTTTGAATAAGGTTTAAATTTTTATTCAAACTGAAATTTGAGTTAATCATAACAACACGAAATGCATCTTCTGGTATAACGTATTCCTTACCAAGAATTCGACTAAACATGTATGATAACTGTTTAATAACACGTTTACAATCAAATAAATCAGCACAACCTGCTACCTGGATACTCCCATTTGGAAAGACTTTTACGGATTTAGTGCTATGATGATCTTCATACACCAATGATATTTGATTATAAAATGTCGTATCCTTCATCTTCCATTCAAATTTACTTTTTTCACTTTTAGTTGCATTTTTCAGTTTCAAACCATCTTCTTTAAAAAAATCTGTTAAAAACTGTATGTTTATATTTTTTTTAAACTGTGAAATCATTGTTATCGTTGTAAGTTTAATCCATGATGGTTCAATATCGGGATGCTCCCGTTTTATCTTTTCTCTAAACTCATCGAGAGTGAGAAAATATGAAAATGTATTATTTGCGATAGTTGTATACATTCTAACTTAAAAAATATCAGTTAAAGGTAACTACTTAGGTTGTTTTTAAATGCCGTGTTTTAAATGTAAAAAAAAGGGTATCCCAATACCGTGTAAATATTGTAATTTATCTTTCTGTTCCAGATGTATTCAGTTAGAACTACACAATTGTTCAGGTTCAGATATTAAAAAACATGATAGTTTAGAAAAACTTAAATGTCAACTTAAGTTTGAAAAGGAAAAGAAATTTGGAATGGTTTAAAGATGTAATTATATATTTTTATACGTATGACCGCATTTGTAGACCAATGTCATCAGATATTCGATATAGATGAAAATAAAACATTTGTTGAAATTTATTATTCTAAATATAAGGAAGGTACAGGTTATGAAAATTTAGTAGATACATTTGACACAGCAACAACGTGTGACTTTAATTATAATGATAAAAGTCTTGTTCGTTATGAAAGATTTCTCGATACCATGGTTATTAAAACACTTGAAACTATACATAAAATGGTTTTAATTGAGTTAGATAACGTATTATTAGAAAACAAAAATATAAATTCACTCATACGAATTATGAATTCTATAAAAATATTAGATCCGACATTCTCACCTCCATATATCAATAAAAAGTGTTCTTGGCAGAAAAAACTCGTAAGAGAAATATGTTTAGATATACTTCCAGACGTTATAAAAACATCTACAAATAAATTGAAACTTGAAAAATTATTTAGAACATTACAATTAATAGAATCAAAAACAACATACTAATCAAATTCATTATGAAGTTATTAGTTGCACCAGCATTTACAGCTTTTGCTATCTTTTCTACATTTTCGGACTTATGAAAAAAACCACGTTCTGTAAACCCTTTATCTATATTTCTTCCTGGAATAAGTGGTCTAGATAAAGCACATTTTTCTTCACTGTACCCTGGTCTACCTACATTTTTTGAAACTACATCACATGCAGGACTCTTGTATGGTTCTTCTTCTTTTTCTTCTGGTGCAACGTATTCACCAAAGTCATGTGGTTGACGACTTGAACCTGGCATGAAATCTACAAATGGATTCGCATCATCCATAGCAAGTTTATCATCGAGCATTAATTCACTCATGTTTTATAGTATGTTAAGATATAATTTTTTGTCGTGTACAATTATGATTCATCTCCTTAAAGATGAACTAAATCTTTTAGATAAACTAGAATGGGGTAATACTCGGCATATGTTTTCGTCGGAAACTTTAAATTATAAACTCGACTATGACCCAGATATAGAATTTAGAAATGAAATAAATATACATGAAGATATACCATATCCCCAAGCAAACATATGTAAATCGAATAGAATCGTTTATAATTATGAGTTTGCAGGTGATATAATAAATAGTATAATAAAAAAACTACAAGTTTCATTAAAAGAGGAAAATGTAGATCATCGTGGAATATACTATTACCCACCTGGAAGTAGATGTGGGTGGCATACAAATAGTAATTCACCGGGAAAACGTATATACCTCACATGGTCCGAAGAATCTAATAAAAGTTTTTTTAAATACTATGATTATAAACTGGATAAGATAATTACAAAATATGATAAAAAAGGTTGGCAAATAAACGAATTTGTAATACCAAAAGAAGGGTTATTTTGGCATTATGTAGGCAGTCATACCACAAGAAAAAGTATAGGTTTTCAGTTTTAAATATAAACCTAATATAATATGACGAACGCAAATATAAAAATAGCCCAGAATGCGGCAACTCTCAAAACTGCAGGAACGCTTATGGGACTATGGTGCTTATGTGTATTTTGCTGCTTTTCATCGAGTGCAGCTTCTATGGTATCTGTTATCAGGGGACTACAATCGATTCCTGGTAAAGTAGTTGAATCTACTGGTGATATAAAGGAAAAGGTTGGCGAGGCGTTAAAAAGTGATAAAATTGCATCTATAAAATTGTACAAAGAATGCGAGGATACAGAATATACCACGGGTTTCGAAATGAAACTCAACGCACTCAGTGAAGGTGACGGAGGTGAAATAACAACTGAAAATGGTGTTCATATAAAGAAATTTAAAATGGGTCATGTAAGTTTTGATTTGACATCTATACTCGTATACGAGGACGGTCACGAAGAATCAAAAGAAATTGAGATTGGATTTGTAGATGATTTTACCTGGAAAGTTGGATGCCCTAACGACGGGGGAACGCCCCATGAAGTACACGGTGAAGTGATGTATGCAAAAGATATAAAAATAAAATGGAAACCATATTTGGCAGCATTAGAAACACAGGTCGAAGGGTACTCGATTAAAAAATAATAGTATAATATAAATGAAACGAGAACATAAAATAGGTCTAGGAATTTCTGTTTCAGTAATAATTATACTGATAATTATTTACCTTCTTAAAAAATCAGGAGACGAACCTGTCGCGTCTAAACCTCCCGCGTCTAAACCTCCCACAGAATTACCAGTAGATGCCCCAACTGAAGTAGTTGAAGCTGTTGATAAACTCGAAGAAATTAAAGATAGAATCGCAAACGCCGAAAATTACCGCGAATACTACAGGTCCGAAACAAATAATGGTCTCACAATCGTTGGTACGTTAATGGAACAAATGATTGATGTTATGGTTACCGTTTTAAAACAACCACTTGTTGCTGAAGCTATTTCAAAACGTGTTGTAAGTAAACAAGATGCAGACGAAATTGCGGAATATATTGAATTTTTAGGTAAGGAAGTTGTTAAAGAAGTCGAACAAACCCCACTTTTAAGATGTGGTAGACCAATGGTTCAAAAAACAAAAGAGGAAAATGGGGCTGTAAGTATGTGGTGGGAAGAAGGAGAAGGGGATGTACCAGAAGATAATTGCGAGGTTTATAAATTTAATCAGGATAAAGTAGACGAAGGTACTAAACGCGCAGCCGTGAATTTATACAATAAAGTTCTTTCGGTAGTTGAAAAGGCTGAAGAAAGAGATAAAATGTATAGAATAACTAAAAACATTTCTATTGATAATTATAAACAGTATGCATTATCGTCTGGTAGAGAGATTAGTGCGGCACATATCGAAAGATTTCCAGAACAGAGTAGACTCGAAAATATTGCAATGGCACATTATAAGTATTTAGGACACGAACTGAAAAAAGAATTGGGTGATTCAGTTAATGTCAGGGAACTTACCGAAGAAGAAACGCCTTTTATTGAATATATGAGACAACATGGACCCCCATCTAAAAGTATAGAACCTCCCGTAGCCTCTATATCAATGTTTAAAGACTGTGAAGAATCTGAAGAAGGTTTAGTAAAACACATTACTATTAATCAATGGCAGTTAGATGAAGATGCAATTGGTGAAATGACGAGTGAAGATGGTGAAAAAATAAAAAGAATTGTAGCTTTTAATACACAATTTCTTGAAGGTAGTCATTATGTAAAAGTTGTCGGTGACGAAGAAGAAAAAGTCGAATTTGCAATTGGTCAGTTCAATGGGGTGTTATTTGATTGCGAGGGTAGAACAGACGTCTATCTAAAAGATGTAAACCTTAAATTTAAAATTAAACGTGTAAAAGAAGGACATCTTATCGAAGAAAATGACACATTGACTCATCGACAGGTCAGTGAAGGAATTCAAAATGTTGGAGATGCTGGTCGTATGCAGGTCAGTGAAGAAATTCAAAATGTTGAAGGCTATAGAATTTAATAATACAAACCATAATCAAAAAAATTTGTATTATAATTAATGCTAATTACGTGTTAATTATATTATAACCCGATTTTTTCGTTTTTACCAAACTTATTACCGTAGTTTGTTGTACTTTTGGGTCTATCTATTGGAACACTAAGTGTTTCCACGTCATGGATATACCCCATATATTGAGAAACACCCGTTTGTATTTGACCTGCAGCTGTTTTAATAACAATACCGTTCATGTATTTTACTTGTTCTTGAACATTAGCATTGGGGTCCCCTGAGTTGTTTATGAATACAACACGCATTATACTATATAAATCACTTGGATTCTGATAATCAATGGCAACACCGGTTTTATCTCTGAAACTTTGGCGAATACCACGCTGAAGCAAATTCATGTTGAACTCCGAAAAGAACAATGTGTTCAGTGGAGTTGGGCACTGTTTGAGTGAATTTATGTGAAGAGCGTCACACATTTAATATAGGCCTGGAAAAAAAGTATCAGTAAATATAAATGTTAATCCTTGCCGATTTCGATCAAGCATATTCTACCAAACCAGAAAATATTGAAAGACCAATATGTAAAGCTCCAGAGTGCTTTGTTGCCTCGTACCCACCAGTCGCCAAAGTTGGTGACGAAAACGGTAAATTTTTTGTAAATTCGTCTTCTCTCCAGCCCAATCGTTTGGCTGAAACACTCGGCCCAGTCACTGTTAGAAGTGCTGATTTTAGTCATAAATGCACCAAGTAAGTTAAAAAAATAGATCCATAATAATTATATAATGAGAGTCACGAAACGTTCCGGTCGTGTTGAAGACGTAAAGTTTGATAACGTCACCAACAGGATATCAAAACTCAATTATGAACTCTCCGAATCTGTAGATGTTACTAAAATAGCACAACAAGTATTTTCATCTATTTATGATGGTATAAAAACACATGAAATAGACACACTTTCAGCTGAAATATGTATTGGTATGATCACATCAGATCCTGATTATGAAGTATTAGCAACCCGTATAACAGCAAGTAATATACAAAAACGAGCTTCTAATAATTTCCATATTGCTATGCGTAAACTCCATAAAGCAGGTATTGTTACCCATGAAGTTCTCGAAGTTTCCTCTAAGGTTAAGGATAACATTAAACCAGAGCGTGATTTTGATTTCGGGTATTTTGGCCTGAAGACCCTCGAAAAGGGATACCTTCAGAAGATTGACGGTGAAATTATAGAAACACCGCAATATCTATACATGCGTGTAGCCATTGGTATTCATGGTCATGATATAGACCATGTTCTAGAAACATATGAGGCATTATCCAGGGGAATGTTTATTCATGCTACACCTACATTATTCAATGCTGGAACACCCAGACCACAAATGTCGTCGTGTTTTCTTATTGCAAATAAGGAAGATAGTATCGATGGTATATATGATACAGTAAAGGAATGCGCTCGTATTAGTAAATGGGCTGGTGGTATCGGTTTACATGTCCATGATGTTCGCGCAAATAAATCACATATCAGGGGCACAAATGGTACGTCTGATGGAATCATACCCATGCTTAGAGTATACAACTCAACTGCAAGATATGTCAATCAGGCTGGACGTCGTAAAGGGTCCATTGCAGTGTATTTAGAACCATGGCATGCAGATATACTTGATTTCCTTGAAATTCGTCTGAATCAAGGTGATGAAGAGGCAAGATGTAGAGACCTTTTTACAGCAATGTGGATTCCTGACCTATTTATGAAACGTGTTGAATCAGGTGGAAATTGGTCTTTGTTCTGTCCAGATCAAGCCAGGGGTTTATCTGAAGTTTATGGTAAAGAATTTGAGGATCTTTATCATAAATACGAGGAAGAAGGTCTCGCTAAAACCGTTATACCGGCATCAGAAGTTTGGAAATCGATTATTAAATCACAAAGCGAAACTGGGACACCATATATGTTATACAAGGATGCATGTAATGAAAAATCAAACCATAAACATATTGGTACAATTAAATCATCAAATTTATGTACCGAAATTTTGGAATATACCGATAAGGATGAAACAGCTGTATGTAATCTTGCATCTATTGCATTACCAAAATACGTAGATGTTGAAAAGAAAGAGTTCAATCATGAAGAATTACACAGAGTAACGAAAATGATTACTCGAAACTTAAACAGGGTTATCGATAAAAATTTCTACCCAACTGAAAATGGTCATCGTTCAAATATACGTCATCGACCAATAGGTATTGGTGTTCAGGGTCTTGCTGATGTATTTATCATGTTAAGAATGATATTTGGGTCCGAAGAATCAAGGAAGTTAAACCGAGATATATTCGAGACTATTTACCATGCATCTCTTGAGTCATCTTGTGAACTTGCCGATATGTATGGACCTTACAGTACCTTTAAAGGTTCTCCATTCAGTAAAGGTATCCTCCAATTTGATATGTGGGATCGTGACCCGAAATTTAGTGGGAGATACGATTGGGAAGCCATGCGTAAACTCGTTAAAAAGGGTACAAGAAATAGTCTTCTCCTTGCACCCATGCCTACTGCAAGTACATCACAAATTCTAGGAAATAATGAGTGTTTCGAACCGTATACTACTAATATATATCTGAGACGAACACTCGCAGGTGAATTTGTTGTAGTAAATAAACATTTGGTCAATGACCTAAAGAATATTGGTCTATGGTCTAAGGAAATGAAAGACCTTATGGTTAAGGCAAATGGTTCTGTACAAAATATCATTGATATTCCACAAAACCTAAAAGACTTATATAAAACAGTATGGGAAATGTCCCAAAAAACTATCATTGATATGGCCGCCGATAGAGGTGTATATATAGACCAAAGTCAAAGTATGAATTTATTTGTCGAAAGTCCCACCATTTCTAAACTCTCATCTATGCATATGTATGCGTGGAAAACAGGTTTGAAAACGGGTATGTATTACCTACGAAGTAAAGCAAAAGCGCGTCCTATTCAGTTTAGTTTGGAAGCAGAATGTTCTATGTGCTCCGCCTAAATAATTTATATTTCGTCAACATGTACCAAACGTGTATTTGTATAATTTTTAATCTTAACGAATACATTTTTCTTAACTTAAAGTTTGTAATATATATAAATTTATATTTATATTTATAATGGCAAAATTTACAAATGCCCTTGAAACCCTGAAAATTGCCAACTATGATGGGCGAAAAATTTCACTCTGTAATGTCGAAGATGGAATAATGAAATTTCAGATACCTCGTATGTATATGCCATTTGGTATATCGGGATTTACACCTGAAGTTGGTCCGACAAAGTATAATATTGATTTCGCCATGAAAGGGTATGACGAAGATGGAAATTATGTAAAAAGATTTTATGAAGTTTTACATGAACTCGAAGATAAAATTATACAACGCGTTTCCGAACAAAGTGAAAATATATTTGGTAAAAAAATGAGTTTTAATGAACTTAAACCAATGTTTAATTCCAACATTAAAGAATCACCTGATCGTGAACCCAAATTTAGGGTTAAAGTTGATTCAACATTTGATGGTAAAATAAAATCACATGTTTATGATGAAAATAAAAAAGCTTTATACGACGAAGTTAGTAACGGATTGTATTCTAGACAGTCTGGTACAGCGGTTGTTGAAATGAATAGTGTATATTTTTTGAATAAAAAGTTCGGTGTGAGTTGGAAACTTAACTCGCTCGTGGTTTATGAGCCACAGAGACTTAAGGGGTTCCAATTTATCGGAGTTTAGAATCATTCATTAAAAGAATTTGGTAAATAGCCTGAGCTTCTTTAAGAAGTTTACCTTTGAGTTCCATATAAGATGTAGGGTTCAATCCATGTTTAATCTTGGCTAATCGAACGGATTCGTTCCATTTAGACAACGTCATTTTTACTATTACATTACATTTTCTTAATGAGTTTTTTGTAAGCAGCAGTCCCCGATTTTGGCTGGAGTTTAAATCCAGATTTCTTTGGTTTAAAAACCTTTACCATAGCTTTCTTACCTTCGTCTTTCATTCTCGCCAAAGCTGCTTTGGACGCGGCCTTGGAAATGATTCTCCCGTATTTATCCTGCTCGAGATCCTTTTTCATGAGACCCCCTGTCGTTTTCATTGCGGTTCCGTGGAACACTTCAGCTCTAGATCCAAATGTTTGCATTTTGTATTATATATTAAACACGGAAAATATTTCTAATTGCCGAAATTGAAATTGTATCGCTGGTTTTATTTCCCGTTGGTATTTGATTTTTTAAACGATCATCTTTTAAAACTTCAGCTGATAAAATAGATTTATGTCCCTGTAAAGCAATCATAGCCTGTTCTACTGATGGGTACCCGGGTGTATCAATATATACGAGTTTCTTTACATATACAGTTCGTTTCTGTCCCGATCTATGGCACCTACCAATAGCCTGTAACTCGGTTGCAGGATTCCAGCATGGTCCAGTAAAATAGACGCGTGAAGCACATTGAATATTCAAACCCTGTCCACCAGCTTTTACCTGTATAAGAAATACACTATTTTGTGGAGCATCTTTAAACATTTTCAATTGTTTTTCTCTATCTTCTTTTGGTACTGAACCATCTATACGAAATACGTTACATTTTAAATTTTCACGTATATAATCCATTTCTTGTTTAAATTGACAGAAAATAAGGGTTTTTTCATCTGGGTGTTCTGAAATTAGTTTAAATAATGTTTCCATCTTTTTAGAACGCCCTTCCCAAAACTCTGGTATTTCACCACGTTTCTTAGCTATACCATTTATATACATTTGTGGATAAATCATTGTTTGTCTCGCACGTAATAGACATTCAAATATTTCCATATTATACATATTAACGTTTATAGCTGTTCTAAAAATATCCTTAATAGTCTCTTGTGACTCTACAAATGCGTGTTTATATAACGCACGTTCTTCGGGATACATTTCAAGTTCAATATTCTCAAATTTACAATCGGGTATCTCAAGCATCGGATTATCTTCCTTTGTTCGTCTCAATATATACAAATTTTTAACTCGTGTAGTCATACCCTGAACAAGTTTTCTATCAACACCAATAAAGGTACACAGTGTAACAAAATCTTTCATGCTATTAAATACTGGTGTACCAGATAAAATCCAGCGAATATCAGAATGAAGTTGGCACGCAGCTTTAAATTTCGACGAACTCGGGTTCCTTATTTCATGGCCTTCATCTAATACAACACGCCCCCATTTGATTTTATGTAACATTCTCATTTCTTCGGTGAGTAACGAATATGGTGCAATAACAACATCAGAATTGCATAAATCGTCGGAATATTTTGTTCTATCAGAACCATCGTATATAAACACGTTTAATGAAGGTGCAAATTTATTAAATTCATTCTTCCATTGTGTGACTATAGACTTTGGTACAATTATAAGCGTATTCCTTTTTACATTTCCCAAAATAACTGAAATTGTTTGAATAGATTTACCAAGACCCATTTCATCGCATAAAAACCCACCTCTTGGTCCACGGTTTAGATTTTCCATAGAAAGTAACCATGATAAACCTTCCTTTTGATGTTGATATAATTCACCGTTAAGTAAAGATTTAGCACGTGTATATTGATCCTCCATTTTATCTATTTTTAGAATTAGATAATGGCACACTTAAGTTATATTTTTCAAGTGTTTTTTTCTTGGGTATAAATCCTTTATTTATTCTACAAATTATATCTTGGCGTGCCTTTTTATATAAATATTCCTTATTTTGTTTATAATTTTGGTACCTTTCCTTATACGTAACGGGTGCATTATTTAAACATGTCTTAAGTTTATAATCACTTCGATATTTAAATGTATCGTCTGGAGTACCCCAATTCCTTTTTAGATCAATATATACTTCATTTAACTTTATTTCAGGTATATTTAATACATGTATAGATGAATATTCCATAGTATCATAATGACACCAGCCAGCTTTTAATAATTTTTCAACATTATAATATTTTTCAGGATTACGTTTAATTTCATATTCTAGTCGTGATAACCACCTTCCCAAACCATGACATGTAGTTTTATGTTCATTTAAGAACATTAAATTTAAACCCGGGTTATCATATCCACTGTATTTTTTATATAATTTATCAGTTAAATCATCTTGTGTAAGACTTCTATACACAGGCACCCCCTTAGAACCCATTTTTGTTTTAATTTTACCTACATACCATGTTCCTAAGAATTCATTTTCAAGAATAAATAGTGTGGCCATGATATGGTCTGAGAAAAATCTTTCTTTAAAAAATCGACGAGTAATATTAAAAAAAATTATTACATACATACTATATCAACGAGTTTACATCATTTTTTAAAAAATAATTTTTTTCAGTATCAAACGAATTTTGTGTTTTTTTTATAAAATAAATTTAAAGTATATTTTTAAGATGTCACTTTTAATTTATAGTCCACAGTGTAATCATAGTTTGGATATAATTGATTATATCGGTAAACATGTACAATTAAAACAGATTGTTAAATATCATAATATAAATACTTTGGGTATACCTCCCCAGTACAGGAATAAAATTACACGCGTTCCAACAATGCTTACAAAAAATGGAAAACTTTTAGTTGGTAATGAAATACGAAACTGGTTAGAATCACTTTTACCAGTGAAAGAATTAGAGACATGTAATTTTGGTGGGTGTTCTACAACGACATTAGACGGTGAAGGTTCAGGAGATTTATTTGGTTTAGACGATTACGGTATGACCTTACAGCCAGCCATGACACCAGAGCTTGAAAATAAAATTAACCAGAGTGTTTCAGATGCTTATAACAAAGTAAGTAAATAAGAATATAAAGAAATAAACAATATATATTTCAGGTATGAAATTGGCTACTATACAAGCAAGTGCCATAAAATCAACTTTTGAAGTACTAAAAGATATACTAAACGATGTAAATGTGTATTTTAAACCCGATGGTGTATATATTGTAACACTTGATACAGCTCGTACATCCTTGGTAGATATGTATCTATCATCTGATAACTTTGAGGAATATATTTGCGAGTCGGATGTAATTGCAGGTATAAATGTTTCGAATACGTTTAAACTTTTGAAATCTATAACAAATAACGATGTTCTCGTAATAAGTATAAATTGTAAAGAGTTTATGAATATAGAAATTCATAATGAATCTAAAAAAACATGTACTAAATTTGCTCTAAAACTACTCGATATAAACGAGAATCAAATTGAAGTACCTGACATGACTATGACGACAATTACACCTATGGCATCCATGGATTTCCAGAGAATATGTAGAGACATGCATAATATAGGAAATAATATACAAATAACACGAGAAGGTAAAAATTTACAGTTGCAGTGTATGGGTGATTTTGCAAATCAAGAAACAAATATTGAATGTATGGAAGAGAGCCCTAAAATTTCAGGTGAATATTCTCTTCGATACATGAATATATTTACAAAAGCAACGAGTATGTGTTCTACAGTTCAGATTATGCAAGAAGAACAGAATAGATTTTTGATATTAAAATATAATGTCGCTAATTTGGGTGAACTTAAATTTTATCTAGCATCTAAGGTACCCGAAGATCTGTAACGTAACCATCAACCGTACTTACGGTTTTTTGCATACCTAATACATTTTTCAACTTTATTCGGGGATATTCATTTTCAAGTGTTTCGATATCATAATACAACATATCACTTATTTTGACTTTTTCATCGTGAAAATCATGACGTGGACCCGCATAACGTCGTATCTTATTTAATAAATCTTTTACAGGTTTATCATCCGAATCGAGCAAAGTTGCTGAAACGATTGGTATGTTAAACACAACACCATTTTTACGTTCTGGGGGCCATATATGTTCCGTATCATACGTTAAATATTTGTATAATATATCGTTATACCAATATTTTATACGTACAATAGTTTTATTAACATTATCTGGAATTTTGGTATTTTTATATTCTGTATAATTTAATGTTTTTAAAAAACTCTCTGTTTCACCATCCCATTCGTCGTACTCTTCCTTCCAAAACTCGTCCAATTCTTCTGGTATAGGCGCCTTTTCATTATCTAAAAAATATTCCATTGACGTATCCATAATTTTATAATCCGGTTGTGAAAATACTTCTTTTATAACAGTATGTACCCAAATTATAACGTTAGTTAAAAGATTAAGCAACATAATATTTAATATGGAAGGTAATTTTTTAAGTAGGTATACTAATAAAATTGAATTATGGGAAAAATCTATAAAAGAAGATCCTAATAATAAATCCAAATACGAAAGTGAAATGTCTGATTATATAATTCAATGTATGCCATATCTTGAACTTTATACAGATGATCTTAAAAAGGAGGTAAATACAGATAACATTTTCAATTGCAAGGAAACGACTGGTTTACAAAGAAAAGATATATTTAATAATTACCTAATAGATGTAGAAAAGGTAAGTAATATAGATAGAAAAATAGAAAAAAGGAGAGAGGTATGTTCAGTATGTCCAGAAAGTAATATATTTCATTTTTCAGATACAAGTGATCTTGTATGTGATAATTGTGGAATGATTATAGCAACACTTATAAGTGAAGAATTAACATATAGGGAAGAACAGGAAACATCTGAAAAAATAGTAAACTATTCATATAAACGAGAAAATCACTTTAATGAATGGTTGTCACAATTTCAGGCTCAAGAAACTACAAATATACCACAAGAAGTAATAGAACAACTACGTAATGAACTCAAAAAGATAAAAGTGAAAGTTTTAGATGAAATTACACATGCACGGATACGAACTCTATTGAAAAAACTAAAATTAAATAAATATTACGAACACGTTCCATATATTACAAATATTCTAAGTGGAATAAAACCACCTTCAATGCCCCAAGAACTCGAAGAACGACTGCGTATAATGTTCAAGGATATACAAAAACCATTTGATGATAATTGTCCAAGTGAACGTAAAAACTTTTTAAGTTATTCATATGTTTTGTATAAATTTTGTGAACTTTTAAGTGAAGATAAATATCTTAAATATTTCCCACTTTTGAAATCTAAAGAAAAATTATACCAACAAGATGTTATATGGAAAAAGATATGTAACGATCTAAAATGGGAATATATACCTACAATTTAAAATATAAGTATATAATAAAAATGTCGTTCCCAGTACGTTCATGTAATTCTAAAAAATTACAAAAGGAGACCAATAATAAGTACCCAAATTCCCCAAAACCAAAATCAAAGTCGAAATCGAAAGCTAGAAAAAATCCATTAAGACGAGGTGTTGTTTATAATAGTTTGAGTAATATGCTCAAGAACTTTGCGAATAAAAAGAGAAATACACCCGAAGTTTTCCAAAACATAAACGATAAGCTTAAAAGATAAAACTTCGATATATACAATGGATAACGATCCATATTACAATTTCTGTTTAGAAGAAATCAGGTTCTACACAGAAAAGATAAACGAAATTATAAATGAAGGTCTCAAAGATCCTAAAAAGTATTACGAGGAGTCTAAAAGTGAATGGAAAAAAATATACCAAATGATACCGGTTATGTATCTAATGAACCAATGTGAAGATAATTCACCTGCATTGCCATAAAAAATGTTTATTAATATTCGTTAATCTAAACTTATATATCTAACTTCTAAATCAGTGTTAAGTGATGTAGGAAAATTTATTAAATACGCTTCCGGGAAACCAGTCAAACGTAGATAGTTCTGAGCTTGTGTTACCATGACATCATTCATGGTTTTAACCGATTTGAGTTCAATCACGGTTTTACTATTTAAAATTAAATCGGCGCGAAGATTCCCTATAGTATGTCCTTCAAATACTATAGGAACTATTCTCTCCGTTTCGTAATGAACCCCTTTTTTCCGTAAAACGACTTCCATCGCATTGTGATACACGCGCTCACTATAACCGGGACCAAGTACTTTGTATACGTGTTCTGCATATTGACGTATCATTTACACATTATTCGGGTATTGTTTCTAACCTCTTTTTTCGCTCTTCCGTTGTAAATTCATTTAAAAGATCTCTATACATGTCATTATACCGTATAATACCTCTAACTACAGTTGACATGGTCTTACCCATGTCCCTGAAGTGACCCAATTCTAATGATACATTGATATGTTCGCTATATTTTTCAGAAATAGTTTCTATTGCATCAAGAAGCTCATTTGAAAACTTAATACCATCCCTTACATAATCTTCAACAAGAGGACCCATATTTAATTATTTAAACATTATTTTTTTAACTCGAACAAAGCGTATTCTATGAATACACTTGGATTAGGGTGGTCCGTCATCGCAAGTTCATCCTCTAGTTCACCTAGAAAATCTGCTTTTTCATTTTCGTCGAGGTTATTATACATGTAATTGATAAGTTTTGCATTTCTTGATGCGGCTGCCCCGACCATAGCGAATATTTCACAATGTCTAGGGTAATTACACTCTTCGTATAAATATTTAAATGTTTCCAAACCCATATCGTGATCTTTACAGAATGCCACAGCAAAACTTAAATCGTCTTCATCTTCTCTCAAATCATCACCATCCTTTGGGATTTCTTCGATTATTTCATCAATTTCGTCACGACGTTTTTTTAATTCGTCGAGTTCGCCGTTTTCACACGCTTTCCAGATAGATTTCATTATTATTTTTAATTTTTAATTAAAATGTGGTTTATGATGACTTAGGTTTTATATGTAGTATATAAAAAGGGTATTTTTATATACTAAATATTATTAATGTTCGATATAATCATCCTCCGAATCTGTTGAAATAGTGCATTCGGGTCTAATAAGTTCCTTCTTTTTACGCGTCTTTTTAACTGGTTCTTCTATACCATATTCACGGTGATAAAGTACCTTTTGCCAAAAATCTTCCATAACTGGTAAATACTTAGCAAACCATTCACGGTCCCTTTTCACGTTAACAACAATAAACTCTTCGGGTTTGGGCCAATTAAAATCAGCCGGTTTATATTGTATAAAATCCGCTTCTTCTAATTCTAAAATATCCATACACAACTGTAATTGAGGCATATAATGTTCTGGTACCTCTGGTTTAATTTCCCTCATCATTGGGCATTTAATTTCGACTAATTTACCTGATTCAGAAACGCCATCCGGACTCCCCCCTAAGAATGGATACTTAGGATGAGGACATAACCCTAATTCATGTACTACCTCCCCATGTCTTTGTTCGTAAATGATACGTGCTTCATCTTCGTATTTTTCACCGTGTCGAGTCGCTTCATTACCAAAAAATGGTTCACCTTTTCCACATTTTTTCAATAACAACTGATGAGGTGTTTCGTATTTATTTACACCAATAGCAGAAGCTGCATCCGAAGCTGTAAGCATACCCATTCTAAGATCCAACCATTCTTGTGATTTTTGTGGTGCATACTCAAAATCTAACCACTTTTGTACATTTGGGTGCATATTATATAAATATATGGTAATACTTTTAAGCCATTTCCTCCTCGCGTGCAACGCGTAATCGCTCTCTTAAAACGCGTACAGTTCCTATACACGCTATATCACGACGCACACATTCATCAATAAGTTCATCTTTTTTCATATTAGACAAGTTAGGGTTTCTACGTTTATACCTCGTTTTTATAGTATGACCACTTCTAGATGTCATTTCCATAGTCTTCTCATCTGAAGAAGAATCCGGTGAAGAAACTAGTGGTGGTGGTAAAGGTTTATCCGGGTCCTCTAGAGGTGGTGGTAAATCTGAATCTGAATCTGACGGTGGTTTTTTAAATAATAATTTCAATAAAATAATTGTACTAACTAATCCACTTGCAATAATTATATACTTTCTCATATATTTACATGTAGGGGCTTTTGTTTAAGTATGGTACTGTTGGAGGTGGGCCGGGTGGAGGAGGGGGTGGATAAAAAAATCGTTTCGCAGCATGCTGTTCCGCTTGTTTTTTATTTTTAGCTTGACCTCTACCTAAAAACATATTATCGACGTAAACATCTATGTAAAACAAACCATTTTCATGTTTTGCAACGCGATATTCGGGTAATGAAAGATTATTCGTTTGACAATGACGCATAAGATGATCTTTGAAATTATCATCAATCATAATCGAATTCATATTTACATATTCGGGGTTTGTGTATATATTTAAAATAAATTGTTTTGCGTGAAGTAAACCCAAATCCATATATATCGCACCAACCAGGGATTCAAAAACGTCTTCGAGTATTTTTGGATTTTTATTCCATTCATTACGCATACCTTTCTCATCCATTTGGACCCATTTATATAATTCAAGTTTTGTTGCGATACCCGCCAATGTTTCACCTCTAACAAGTTTAGTACGCGCTTTCGTAAGAAAACCCTCTTGGCGATTTTCGTAACGATCAAATAAAAATTTTGTAATAACAAATCCTAACACGGAATCACCGATAAATTCAAGTGTTTCGAATGATCCGTCTAAAGATTCATCTTCTTTGAGTATTGATTTATGTCTAAAAGCTTTTTGGTACAAATCTAATTTAGTTATCTTTGTACCAACAAGTAATTCTACAGATTGTCTGTCAATTAACATGGTTAGTTATATTATATATTTATTTTTTAAGCCTTTTGTTCTGGCTTACTGTAATGTGGACTCAAGTACTTTTGCAAGTTCAAGAATGTAACTTGAGTATCAGCTGGTGGTTCGAGTAAATCGCGCAACTTTTCGTCGAGAACGAGGACGCGACCGTTATCCGGGTGCTTCAATCCCTTTTCGTTGACGTATTTGTTAATCGCACGAGTAACAGTACTTCTCGAAACGAGTTCCCCTTGTGGGAGTTCCAAAAATGCACGAAGTTTTTCGGAAATAACTTGCTTCCTGTTAAACCCGTTATTTTCGGCACGCTTTGCCGCCTTTTCACCGTTTGGGTCGTCTTGCTTAGCCTTGACCTTTCTAACAATTTTAGAGAGCGTTTTGATATCGTTTCTGAGAGCAGAGATTTCTTCGAGTACGGTTTCAATAGACATTTTTTTTATATATTACTTAAGACATGTATCTTTAAGTCCGTTTTTTAAACGATGAATATGTACTGAGAATAAGTAGGGTAATTATTAAAAATATTGCTATTTCAAAAAATTCATCTATACGCGGAGTATAGAGATAACCAAATGCATATGGCTGTCTAGGTTGGATTTCATTATCATTACCTGGGCATCCACCAGCACAGCACCCTGATTCACATGGAATTATATACCCTTTTTTAACTGTACCACATGTTTGCTCATTGTGTGGGCGTGGTGTATCATAATCAGCATAACATCGACATGTATCTTCACACTTCATATTTATTATATAGGTAATATAATAATGGACGGGAATATTTATTCAGAGACAGCAATCTCGAAGTTCATGGATACAAATTTATTTTTCAATGATCCAACCCTAAAAAAATATTATGAACAGGATGATTTAAAGAAATTTAGAAACCGTGTAAATCGTGTACACTCTGATAAATCATTTGAAAAGATGATATATGCTATAGTTACAGACTCCGTACGTGATATTATTTATGAAGTAATAAGCGAACTTACTGTATTTTTAAGACCAATGGGTGATGTTATTATAAGCGGTGGTGAGGCATTTAATATATACATGGATCGTTCTGATAAGGTTATAACGAGTGATATAGATACAAAATTTGCACCTCGTATGAAACCAGATGAAAAATACTTCGGAAAACTCCAAGCTATTAAACTTCTTTTATGGAATAAATTGGGTGAAATTTCGAAAAGGATAAATATACGTATACGTAATCGTGTATTATCCAAAAAAGGTAAAATTGGTAAATTTGTTGGTTTGAAATTTGATACTAAAAATCCATACGTAACTCGTAGATATAGTTTAATAAAAAAGCGAAAACATGGTATAAATAATAAACCTTCAAAACGTAATGTATTTATTGATGTTGAATTATTCACATTAGATTTAAAAACACGTTGGTATTCACCATCAAAAAAACGTGTAGAACCATTTAATCTTGGTGGTATTTTAGATATTGCTTTTATGCGCCCAAATGAATTTGGGTATGAAGTTATTCAAACTCGTAAAAGAGGTGTCACGTATCGAAACCTGAATACAAATAAGTCTGTTATCGATAATAAAATATACGTTGCAGGAAAAACATTTTTGATTGATGACATATACCTTATGCAAAAACTTGGATTAAGACCTGAAAAGAAAGAGAAGGATAGACAACGTATGGTGAAATTAGCTCGTATAATAACTAAAAAACAAATTAAGGCTTCTGAACCAATGGAAAAAATATTAAAAATAGTACATAAAACACCTAAAACACCAGCTAAAAGGATTTCATATGCTAAAACGCCGAATATACACAAAGCGAAACGTATAAACCCTTCAAAATATAAAGAATTTACAACAAGACCATCAAAAGAGAAATTATCAAAACAAATTGTATATGGATTAGATTCGTCTGTACGCGATATAAATATACCAGGATTTAAACAGTCGAGTGGTGTGAATCGTTTTAATACAAACTCACTCACATGGAAACCTAATACATCCCATTCGTATATTAAAAATGAGTACAGTTTCAGGCCAGATAATACGACAGAAAGGGAAATACCAAAAAATATAAAAATGGAAGAAACACTTTATGGTTTTAAACCGGTTAGGGATAAATGGGTACCAAAACCCATTCTTGAAAAATCGGCTATGATACCATTCATTGGTTTAAAGAATTGAAACCAATACAATATACATATGATTTACAATACGTTAACCAAAGGTGAAGATGGTTTATACCACACAAGAGCATTAAACGACGATAACAAAAGACATTTCATTCAATTGAATAATTTAATTGTATCTGATGTTGATGAAGAAACAGGTGAAGTATCGTTTGAACTTACAGGGGAAGATAACCAGGATAAAATCGATTCTGTCCATGTTACAAACCTCAATTCAGCATTGGAAAATAGCAAAACGTGGTTTGGTAAGGAACTCGCTGAAAAGACTATCACGAGTGCTTACACCAGGGGCGAAACTCTTGTGACTGACCGTATCTCCGCGACGCGCGTGTACGATCATAATAAGGAAGTAGTTACCGAAGAACTTGTACCAGGTCTGACGTGTACCGCACTCATCGAATTTTCAGGACTTTGGTTTGCGAAAAAAGCATTTGGTCCATCATGGAATCTTGTTCAGATGAAAATTCACGAAGAAAAAACCCCAGAACCAGAAATTGAAGAGGAGGAAACATATCCAGACCAGTACATTATTGAAGACACAGAATAAAAAAAATTGTTGATAGTATATAAAGATGAAGCTGAAGATGAACAAAGTCTCACCAAGACAGGTCTTGATCGCACTCGCGATCGCGGTTGTGATATATATCATGTTCGCCAATAACACAAAATCCACATATTCCGTCGAGGAAAGTATGTTTGCCCCATCGGGTGCCGCTGGTCCATCCGAACCAGGATCCGGCTGCCAAATGAAAGCTGGTACCGGTCTTGCCTCCTCCTTGCTCCCACGCGAAGTTGCCTCCCAAGAAGACTTCGGTGAGTTTGCCCCAGAAGATGTCCTCGCCGGCCAAAACTTCCTCGAACCACGAGCCCAAATTGGTTTCCCAGAAACCGTCAGTGGCGCCCTTAGAAACGCCAACCAACAGGTTCGCGCCGATCCACCAAACGCCAAAGAACCATTTGTGTGGAATAACTCCACTATCGCGTCTGACACTATGCGTAGACCATTGTGTTAAATAATTATTTAAAGAATACAGGTATAGTTTATATATAAAATGTCTCAGGTAACACCTACAGACGAGCTCTCGAACAGCGTCTCTAAATTGGTTGAATTAAACAAGCAAATTACAGAAGCCCGTGAAGATATCAAGGTCCTAGTTCAGGCCGAGAAATCTCTCAAATTACAAGTTAAAAAACTCATGACTGATAACGGTCTCGATGCTATTAACCTTAAAAAGGGAAAAATTTCAGTACGTAAAAGTGTTAGAAAAACCGGTTTAAATAAAACCTCAGTCAAGGAAGGTCTTACATCTTTTTTTGAAGGAAACGAACAACAGGCCGAAATTGCCTTAAAGGTTATACTCGATAACTTACCAGTAAAAGAATCTACTTCTCTCGCCCTAACAGGTATAAAAGAAAAGAAAGCAGAATAAATAATGGTTTGGAGTCAATACGTATACGAAGCCACTCATGGCAATGAAGCTGAAAACAGCGATAATGAATATGAAATTAACATTGATGAACCTTTACATATAAATGACTGGGAAATGAAACACCAGGATGATCTCCGTTATATGTGGGGGATACTACAACAGTACCTAGACGACGCAGTTATGTCGCATTTTATGTTGAAATTCGCAAAATACGATGATTTTGTCGAGTTTTGCTTTTATAATTCCGAATATGGAAGTTAGCATTATAATATGTAATAAATATATACAACCATGTTCCCAGATATCACATCCCAAAAAGTAGCCATCCCAGCATCTCTTTTTTTAGCGCTCAGCCCAGGTATCCTTCTCAGAACAGACGGCTCCAAAGTCGCGTTCAGAGACGGTTTCACAGGCAGAACAGCTGTTATGTTTCATGCTCTCGTGTTCTTTCTCACGTTCTCCCTCGTTGCCAAAGCGATGGGTCTCGTTCTTACAAAGACGGATCTTCTCGTATCCACGTCTCTCTTCCTCGCACTCAGCCCAGGTATGCTCTTAACGCTCCCACCAGGCTCCAAAGGCGTCTTTATGTCGGGACAAACGGGTGTTCCAGCAGCGCTCACACACGCCGTAGTTTTTGCGGTTGTGTTCGCTCTTTTGCGAAAGCAATTTCCTCAGTTCTATTAAGTGACATGTCCTATGAATATCTTATTATAGGGCCAGGTGCAATGGGTATATTTTCCATGTTGGGGTACCTTAAAAGTGTTGAAAACACTTTGCAAAATGTCAAAGGGTACTCAGGTGCTTCAGCAGGTGCTATTATATGCACTTTCTTTGCACTTGGATATTCAGTAGAAGAAACATTATATAAATTACTTGAACTTGATTCAAATAAACTTGTTAAACTCAATTTAAAGTGTTTTATAAACTCATACGGTTTAGTAGATTTGGTACCTATACGTGAACATCTCGTTAATTTATTAGGTTCAGATCCAACATTTTCAGAAATAGATAAAACATTGTATATATCTGCATTTTGTGTAAACACATCGAAAACCGAATATTTTTCAAAATATACACACCCCGATATGAAAGTCGTAGATGCTGTATGTATGAGTATTGCTGTACCTTTTATATTTTCATCATTTCGGCATAATGATATGGTTTATGTAGACGGCGGTACACAAGAAACGTTACCAACAGCACCATTTCTCGATAAGAAACCACATAAAATTTTATGTATTCGTATGAAAATGGAAACACAATTTATAGAGGAAATAAAAAACCCCAAACAATTTGCCGAAGCGCTTATTTCTTCGACACTAATTAATAGAAAAAACAATCTTATAAAAGAAACCGAAGTTGTCGATATAGATATAGGTCAGGTCGATATTTTTAATTTTAACATGTCATACGAAGACAAGTTTCAAATGTATACAAAAAGCATATCGCTATAACTTTTTTGTTGAGTTATATCAATATGGACGCGTGTGATCCAGGGTTAGATATTAGAAATCTCAGGTCACTTGTTAAACAAAACACGGGTACAGACCTAAAATTGTCCAAAGCCCAGATATGTGAAGTGTATTCATATATACAGGGTGGTAAATTACCATTACCGCCGTTAATTTTAAGTAAAGATGGTTCGTATTTAATAGATTCTAAATCACCATTAACACGAAAAGATTACGACACGCTCTTTAAATCCACTTCTAAAGTTGACGAGTTAAGAAAAATTGCGAAGAAAGTTGGTGTAATACGTTATGCGAATAAGAAATTCACAAAACAACAACTTATTGATATAATTGGTAGACGTTTACATGGATTGAAAGTATATGAACCTATAAAGTTAAGATCAGTTCAGAAGAAACAGATTGAAAATTTCAATAATAATATAAATGCGTTTAATGAAAACGCTAATACTAATAATGTAAACAACTTGAACAGTTTGAATAATGTAAACAACTTGAACAGTTTGAATAATGTAAACAATGTTAACGGTGCAAATAATTTGAATAATATAAACAACGTGAACCGTTTGAACAATGTAAATAGAGGAGGTAATAATTTAAATAGAGTGAATAATGTTAACCGTTTGAACAGTGTAAATAGAGGAGGTAATAGAGTGAATACTGTTAACCGTTTGAACAGTGTAAATAGAGGAGGTAATTTAAATGTATTGAATCGCACAAATTTTAAAGCAAAAAATCAAGTGAGACCACGTTTTTTAAACGTAAACCATAGAAAAGTGCCTACCGTAACCAGTACCAATATCGCTACAACAAATTATAAGGCGTTTACAATGAAAAAATCAAACAAACCTGCATTTTTGAATAAAAATTTCATAAAAACTAATAAATTCATATCAAAACCGGGTTACGTTTTCAAAAGGGGGAATAAGGGTTTGGGTATGTATAAAAATAAACCACCCGTCCAGGGTCCAGTAGGTCCTCCCACCCCTGCGCCTGCGCCTACACCTACACCTACACCTACCCCAACTCCAGCTCCAGTGCCAAACGTACCAAACGTACCAAAAAAACCAAACGTACCAAACGTACCAAAAAAACCAAACGTACCAAACGTACCAAAAAAACCAAACGTACCAAACGTACCAAACGTACCAAAAAAACCAAACGTACCAAACGTACCAAATAATAAAAAGGAAGAAGAAGCTAAGATAAAAGCACAACAAAAAAGGCTTTTGAATAAAATCCTAAACAATTCCAAAAACTTTACAAATGTTAACAAGGCGGCGTTCCTTAAAAGGTATAATAACGGTGAAAATTTCAATACCATAAAAACAAATGCGATTAGAAAAGCTCAAGAACTCGCAAAACAAAGAAAAAACAAAAACGAGGAAAATCGTTTAGCAAGAGAGAAAGCCGAAGAAAATAGAATAGCTAAGGAAGAAGCTAATAGAAAGGCAAAGGAACAAGCAAATATGAAAAATAAACAAAAAAGGCTTTTGAATAAAATCCTAAACAATTCCAAAAACTTTACAAATGTTAACAAGGCGGCGTTCCTTAAAAGGTATAATAACGGTGAAAATTTCAATACCATAAAAACAAATGCGATTAGAAAAGCTCAAGAACTCGCAAAACAAAGAAAAAACAAAAACGAGGAAAATCGTTTAGCAAGAGAGAAAGCCGAAGAAAATAGAATAGCTAAGGAAGAAGCAAATCGTAAGGCGAAGGAAGAAGCAAATCGTAAGGCGAAGGAAGAGGCAAATTTGAAAAATAAACAACAAAGACTTTTGAGTAAAATCTTAAATAACTCTAAAAACTTGACAAACGCTAATAAGGTATCGTTCCTTAAAAGGTTTAATAATGGTGAAAATTTCAATACAGTAAAAACAAATGCTATTAGAAAAGCTCAAGAACTTGCAAAACAAAGAAAAAATAAAAACGAAGAAAATCGTTTAGCGAGAGAGAAAGCCGAAGAAAATAGAATAGCTAAGGAAGAAGCAAATCGTAAGGCGAAGGAAGAAGCGAATCGTAAGGCGAAGGAAGAAGCGAATCGTAAGGCAAAGGAAGAAGCGAATCGTAAGGCGAAGGAAGAAGCGAATTTGAAAAATAAACAACAAAGACTTTTGAGTAAAATCTTAAATAACTCTAAAAATATGACAAACGCTAACAAGGTATCGTTCCTTAAAAGGTTTAATAATGGTGAAAATTTCAATACAGTAAAAACAAATGCTATTAGAAAAGCTCAAGAACTTGCAAAAAAGAGAGAGAAACAGGAACAGGAAAACAGTAAAAATGCGTGGATAAAGGCGCAAAAAGAGAAAAAGGAAAGGGAGGATAAGATAAAAGAACAACAAAAAAAGCTTTTGAGTAAAATCTTAAAGAATTCCAAAAACTTGACAAACGCTAATAAAGTAGCGTTCCTTAAAAGGTTTAATAATGGTGAAAATTTCAATACCATAAAAACAAATGCTATTAGAAAAGCTCAAGAACTTGCAAAACAAAGAAAAAATAAAGAAGAAGAGGATAGAAAAGCAAGAGAAAAAGCCGAAGAAAATAATAGGAAAGCAAAAGAAGAAGCGAACAAAAAGGCAAAAGAAGCTAAATTAAAAGAACAACAAAAACGCCTTTTGAGTAAAATCCTAAACAATTCCAAAAACTTAACAAATGCAGATAAAGTATCGTTCCTTAAAAGGTATAATAAAGGTGAAAATTTCAATACCATAAAAACAAATGCGATTAGAAAGGCGCAGGAACTCGCGAAGAAAAGAAAAAATAAAGAAGAAGCGGATAGAAAAGCAAAAGAAAAGGAAGAAGCAGACAGAAAGGCGAAAGAAGAAGCCAATAAAAAGGCAAAAGAAGCTAAATTAAAAGAACAACAAAAACGCCTTTTGAGTAAAATCCTAAACAATTCCAAAAACTTGTCAAATGCCGATAAAGTATCGTTCCTTAAAAGGTATAATAGGGGTGAAAACTTTACTACTATAAAGTCGAATGCGATTAGAAAGGCACAGGAACTCGCAAAACAGAGAAAGAATAAGGAAGAAGCAGACAGAAAAGCACGGGAAAAAGAAGAAGCAAATAGAAAGGCAAAAGAAGCGATGATTGAAAAGAAGAAGGCGGAAGCACTTGCAAAGAAAAAAATTGAAGAAGAAAAGAAGAAAAAAGAAGAAGAAGCTGCTAGAAAGAAAGCGGCGCAGAATCAGCAATTACGTGCATCTCTTACAAAGAAAGTTAAGGAAACACAAATGGACCAAAAAGTTAAAAATAAATTATTGAACCAACTCAAAAATTATAGTATACAAATCAAAAATATTGCGCCAAGTATACAACAGACTATAAATTCTGAAAAACTAAACGGTAATTATAACGAAGAAGCTAATAGAAAGAAAAGACAAGAAGTTAAAAAACAACTCGCGGCATATATTGCCTCGACATATCCAAATATGTCCAAGGCTGATCGTGGAAAATATATTAAACGAGCAAACCTTACACAATGGAAAGAATGGGGTTTTACTGGAAGTAGTGGAATGGAAGCAAATAAAGCATTAGAAAGAATTAAGGGAAATATGCGAAAAAATATGCAGGAACAGGCAAGACATGAAAAGGAACAGGAAAAAGCCATCGCCACTTTTACTGCTACCACAGAATTCAAAACTGCAGATACGAGTAACTTTTTTAGTAAAGAAAAAACAAGAGTTATTAGTAAAATTAATAGAAATTTACAAGGACAAGCGCATAAAAATGCAAGTAGGTTTAAATCATTAGTCAAAAATTCCAAAAACCATAAAAATTTACGTATGGTTGAGAGTTTATTAAGCAGTAAAGTAAGACAGCTTAAACAACGTGGTTATATCAAATAAAAATAGTTTAAAAGAGATACTTTAGTGTATACTATAAAATAATGGGTATTCAACCAATATCACGAAAAATGAAAAATTTGAAATGTTACGCGGCAATTCACATGCCTTTCGAAGCCGTGTTGGTAGCTTTAGGAACCATGACAACTTGGTATGGAGGAACTTTCCCAATTTTACCATTGGTAGGTTCTTCTGTATTAGTTTGTTGCGGTAACTGTTGTTGTACGAGTAAAGGGGGTAAAGGGGCTGCTGTAACTTATTTAACTATGAATTGTATTGCATTTTTGGGTTCCGTATGGGATTATATTGCATTGAGCCACGTTAAAGCACATTGTGATGAAATCGGAGATTGGGTAGAGGTGGACGAATACTGTAACTACGTAGATGCTGCTTCCGCATTTGCAATAATTTGCTTCATTATGAGAATTATCGGTACAATTATGGCAAGTTGTAGTGTATGTTGTCTCTCACCAGAAAAGGAACCAGAAACGATAACCGAAGCACCGGTAGCAGATGTAATGGAATCAAAATAATTTAAAACATATATAAAAGAAATAATCTAATCAATAATAAAACATGCACAGAGGTCTATCATCTGTGATGACACATTACGCGCGTTCTATTAGTGATGAAAAGAAAGCAAAAACTATCGTTAAGGGAAACAAATCCGAGGAATATACAGGAAGTCGAGATGATATGCACGAACATCTTTTGTATAAGTGTGGTTTAAAACGAAAAAATGTTTGGGATCCAAACTCAAAATCGTTTTATACGAAAGTGTATTACGCAGACGGAACGAGTTATAACCCAGTTTTATTTCACGACGGGAAACTCGATAAAAACCCGTTTTTCAATGAGAAAAAAATGTAAGTATATATAAATAAAATGAATCAACACACAGAAGCCGCTCTCCGAATAGCAGGTGTTTTTCTATCCGTGTTTTTTACCACGAGGTGGACTTCCAAATCTGAAGCCTCTTATGATTTACCACTCGTAATCTTAGCAGTTGTAATCGCTATATTGTTAAATACAAACCGCCTTAAATAAAAAAAATAACTTATTAAAGAAAAAAAACGTATACCATATAAGTATGGATACGTGTTCAGTTTGTTGTGATGCGTATAATAAAACGAATCACAAAAAAGTGACGTGCCCTTATTGTAGTTATAATGCGTGTAAAACATGTATTCAAACATATTTATTATCGTCTATAGAAGAACCACATTGTATGAATTGTAAACATGAACATGATCGTGAATTTATAGATTCATTTTGCACGAAACGTTTTCGAAATGTGGAATATAAAAACCATCGCGAGAATATGTTATATGAACGCGAAATGGCCCGTATGCCAGAAACACAACCATATGCAGAATATAAACTAAAAATGAAATCTATTAGACAAAGATATTTTGAACTTCTAGATGGTTTATATATGATGAGAAATATGCGCTCAGAAGCTATAAATATGAATAATTCAACAGAGGTGTATGACAATTCTATAACAAAAATAGGGCATGAAATAGAAGATATTGTCAGTCATGTACAGACTCTCGAATTAAGTATCAGTGATGTAAGTGGTTCATCATTTACACGTAAATGCCCTTATTATGAATGTAGAGGATTTTTAGATAAAAATATGAATTGTGGTTTATGTTTACAAACATTTTGCGAACATTGCAATGAACCAATAACTCCTAACCATATATGTGATCCTGAAACAGTTAAAACTATAAAACTCATAAATAAGGATACAAAACCATGTCCTAAATGTGGAACTATGATACATAAAATAGATGGATGTGCGCAAATGTGGTGTACAGAATGTCATACCGCATTTGATTGGCGTTCGGGACGTATAGAAACTGGTCGTGTACATAACCCTCATTATTTTGAATTTAAAAAGAGATCGAGAGAACATGGTGATATACCATGTGGGGGTCGACCAACGTATGAAGAACTTATTTGTGCAAATGCAAATGAAAATATATTAGATTTGAGTTTTAGACTTAGAATGATAGATAGAGATCTTATATATAAATATGGGGGTTTATACGATGATGATAATTTACAATTACGTATAGATTATCTATTAAAAGATATATCAATTGACAATTTTAAAAAAGAATTACAAAAACGTGATAAATATAAATCTAAAATAGAAGATATACGTAATATATATGAAATGTTTTCGGATGCGTGTGGTGATTTACTTCGTCAATGGATGATTGATACATCTAAAACTAAGTATATATTACGAACAGTTCATGGTTTAGCTGATTATTCTAATAAAGTTATAACACGTATAAGAAATAGATATAATTCTTCTATACCACATTATATATTCTTACGCGCACTTTAAGAATAGATGCATGTTTATTATAAATGAAAACTAAAATAGTTTCGGCTATTACATCCGTGTTTCCATTTATGATTTTGGGAAATTTTAGTAATTTAACAAATATAATTTATCATTTACATTCAAATGATGTTACATATAAAACTGTTTATATAGCAAGACATATTGACCTATTAATCTTAGAATATATATGGAATCGACTTCAACATATAGATATATTATTTAATTTTTTATGTATTATAATTATTTGTAAATCTGGTATCGACGATAGAAAATATTTAGATGTAAATCTCATCGTAGGTGTTATAAAAAGTGCGTCTAATATGTCAAGGTTACATTATGTTATTTCACTTTATTTTTGGTTTATTGCATTTATAATTCATTATGATAATATACTTGGTCGATATTCTGATATAGTAGTAAATTTATTATTATGTCCACCACAATTTTTATTAAAAAAATATATTAGCTTATTATAATAAAATGAAGAAGTACACGAATAAAATAATTTTGTTTCTATCATTTTTACTTATTATATGGTTCTTTATACCTATATATAGAAACCCAACAGTAATAAAAAATGTATTATCAAAACGGGAATGCGATCATATCAGGAAAATAGCAGAACCTAATCTAGAACCTTCAACAATTGGGGGAGATTATGAAATAAATAATTCAGAGCGTAAAAGTGAAACTGCGTGGATAAGAGCATCAGAGGATCCCGTCGTTGATAAACTTATACGTAAATGTCAATCCATGATAGATAGACCTTTAGAAAACTTTGAAGATTTACAGGTTCTTAGATATAAACCAGGTGGATTTTATAAACCTCATCAGGATACATTTTCATTCGATAAAAATAGACGTATGTATACATTTATAATAGCCTTAAATGATGATTATGAAGGAGGTGAGACTGTATTTCCAGTTATAAATAAAGAATACCGATTAGAAAAAGGTGATGCATTATTTTTTAATACATTGAATAATTATGAAGGTATGACGGAAAAAGCTCTACATGGTGGTGCACCAGTTAGTTCCGGTGAAAAATGGGTATGTAATTTATGGGTACATAAACATATATACACCGGACCCGCAAAACCAGAAAAATAAAATATTAGTTTATACAAATGGTTAATAACAATACAGATAGAAATCGAAAAAATTTAACAAATTATATAAATTCTAAAAATAAAATTTGTAATGGTCTCAATAAAAAACAGTTTATTAGCCAATTGGGTAATAAAACAATGGACGAAATCAGGCAAAATGTAAACAAAGAATTTAGAAAACAACAACTCAGGTTTTTAGGTCGGGGTTGTGGTAATGGTATAAATCTTCGAAAGTCCCAAGGAGGGAAAAAAAGTTTTTTTAGTAAATTTAAAAAATCAAAATCTTAAACTACATTTTGATCAATACGCAATCTTAATTGTTCAGTAAAATATTCATGTCTATCTAACATTAATGTTATAAATGTAAACACATTTATAACACTATACATGAAATAGTATCCCATAAATTCATATATTTTTTCGGAAGCTGTAAAACTAAAAGATATAACCAAATAAAACGTATGCACCTTTATAAAATTTTCATTATTTTCAGAAATATAAAGACATTCTATAAACGACAAAATTATATCTAAAATTGTTATATAATCCTGTATTAACAACATGTTGTAGGATAGTGTTAATATAAACATATTAATATGAAAAAACTTATATACATTACGTATTTTGACATTCCTTATATTAATATCCATTGTTTGAATTCTATTCTGTTCCTGTACAGGTTCAGGATCGGGTAAAGGTGGAGGTCTTTGAACTGTATCATCTATACCCAATACAGGTACATCACCCGGGTTTATAACAACATTATAATATTCGTTCGTCGTCATCTCCTCTTCTTTTATTGAATAATATTTTTAAACCAATTTTTGTAATAATGGTATATTTCACTAATTTAATAATAGTACGAAAACACTTTTGTCGTCGTTCACGCGCACTAATTTTCCTTATTTTATTTAAATTATCGCACATCTCGATATAATCACCGTCGCGCATTTTATGTTTATTATCATCAATAATAGCTAAAAGACGTCTAAGATATTTATCCATATAATATACTTAATATATTAATTGGTCGTCACGTTTGACGTTAAAAACGTTCCATCTTCATCGATGATGAGTTCACCACGTTCGGCTAGCATTTTTCGATGTAACATGTGATGTTCCTTAACATCATTCTTGTTTTGTCCGATATACGGAACGGCATAGCCATTTTCGCACATCCACTTATTCACGTTTGTCCATATACCTTCTTCATGTACCCACAATTCACCGAGCGCGCGTCCATACTTACCGACCGAGTCACGTTCGGGACATCTCAATTCGATCTCACAATCGTCCTTGTCGGATTCGACTGCTTTTGTGACCCATTTAAGAATCTGTTTCTTGGCATGTTTCCCGTAAATCTTTTCGATCTTATCGGACGTTCGTGATTCTTCGGTATCGATACCGAGCAATCTTACGCGTTGGCGAATGAGTACATCAAACCCCAAATCGATAAGAACGTCGACGGTATCACCGTCAACGACTTTCGAACACGAGTCGATTTTGTATCTGAATTCACATGGGGATTGGTTGTACGTTTCTGTCATTATTATATAAAGTTTATGTGTTTATTCTTTAATTATAAATCAAATCCCTTCTTAGTCCCACCATCATACTCGTTCACGAACCCTGAATTTATCATTTTTTTATTAATTGAAACCATATCCCTTCTATTTTTGTATACGAAAACGAGCGTTCTTCCGTACTTATCGTTTTTCTTACACGAAATCCATACCCACCCATTTACATTATATCTACACATGAATGGGTTCCATAACACATGTTTTGCACGATCGTCGAACCCTAAAAATTGCATGAATGTGAATTTAGCACGTTTCGCCATGGCAATATGTTTATCCCTATTTTTCATATCTTTAGGTGGTCGCATTTCGGGTGAATCATACCCAATAGTTCGGAAAGTAAATTTTAAAATACGATTATGAAGTATAATACACGCCTTAAATGTATCGCCGTCATAGACGTCTGTTATCTTAGCGTATCCCTGATACTTATCAAGACTAAAAACGGGTATGGAAACATCGGTTTTTGATAATTTACGTTTTGTAAAACAATACATTATTTTATAACCCCCTAATCCTTTTAAGTTCATCACATATTTTTAAATAATCACCCTCTGGTAAGTTTGATGAATTTTTATCAACAAGTTCCATAACAGTTCTTGAAACACTACGTAATGTTACATCTCTATCATACATGGGTTCTGGGTTAATCGGTGGACGACATAACCAATCTGTACCTGTTATCTGACCTTCATAATTGTATTTATCTCGAATATACCCAAAAAAATCTCTTAATCGAGGGAAATACATATTTTGAGACCAAACTGTATCGTGACGGAAAATATAATCTTTATCGATTAAAATATTATCTCGTGTTTCCCAAAGAGTTGTATTATAATTGAACATGGAAATTGGACGAATACTACCATCTTCTGGTGTAGGTAAAGTATCATTTCGGTTTAAATAAAGTGCATTATAATTAAATGAAAATATAGGAGATGCATATGCTTCTATATAATCAACTACACCTGGACGTATTGTATCACGACCATGCTGTTCATATACCACTTTAATCAATATTTGTTGAAGTCCTTCACATGTATTAGGTATAGCTGTTCGTATATTACTATTTACAAATGGGGTTGAAGGCATTTATATATTTATAACATTTATTCCTTATCCGGTTTTATATAAATTTCTGGTGCATCTTCTATTATATCTATAACATATCTACTTTTATCATTAGTAGGGGATATCATTACCATTCTACATTTTTTTGTACTGATCATAGTTTGTTCAGGTATTTCTGTTGGTATAATAGCTGGTGTACATAATAACATCCACATACTTTATATTATACATATAGAAAAATATATCTATATTATATAGTAAAAATATTATATATCATTAATAAATAATAATAATATTATAAAATATATATAGAAATTAAACAGTAAAAAAATAAAATCTTCCACTCATTTTCCGAACAATTGAACAAAAACTATATAGAAATTAAACAGTAAATAAATAAAATCTTCCACTCATTTTCCGAACAGTTGAACAAAAAATTATTATTGAAAAAAAAGTACCTCTTCAAAGGTGTTACTATATATAAAAATAATAAATAAAAAAAAGGTACGAAAATCCGTGGAAGATTTTATTTTTTTACTGTCTGGTATAGGTATAGTTTTAATTATACCCTAAACTATTAAAAAACTCGTCGAATAAATTGAGGAAGATTTTATTTTTTTACTGTCTGTTATAGGTATATTTTTATTTATATAGAAAATGACGAAAAAAAGTCGAAAAATAGTCAAAATCTTTCCAAAAAAAATCGACGACTAAAAAACTCGTCGAATAAATTGAGGAAGATTTTATTTTTTTACTGCCTGATATAGGTATAGTTTTTATAAATAAATACCGACCGTGATGAATAAAAAAATAAGTTTTAATACTAAACAATGAAGCTTGTATTGATAGTATTAATACTTCTCGTACTTATGATGATGTCCAGGACAGAAATGTTTACAGAACAATTTGGATTCTCTGGATACACCAAACCAGTTGGTCCAATATTCCTAGATGGTATGGAAACGGATTTAGCAGGGTATACTGAATCCGGTGAAGATGTTTCTATAACTAATGATCTTATGCAGAAAATGGTTCTTGCAACTAATAAAGAAGTTTCTAAACGAACGGGACTTTGTACCTATATTATAGAAACAACGGGTGTTAAAAAGTTTGTAGACAAACTTTCCAAACAGGAAATATATAGATGTCAATTCATGACAGTAAAACATAAGGGGTTTGCTATGGGTTTTGCTGTTACATCTGATATCAGAATTATTGATGACGAAGCAGTTGTGTTGAATTTGAAAGCGCAACCAATAGATATAAATCCACCTACGGATCCAAGTATTTACCAAAAATCTATAAAGGGTAAAGAGTTTGAAGATTATACTAATGTAAGACAAAGTGAAATTGATAAAATCAAGCATACACAACTTGTAGAAAAAACTGTATTAGATCCGCAAACCATGTATGGAAAACCACCAGTTGATGCTCCTATTGATCCAACTAACCCAGTTCCAGTTATAAAACCAGAACAAGGTGCTATTAAGGATAGAATAGTATACCCTCCAAACATGTAAAATTACAAATTAAAAGTTCTTAACACATCATAATGATCAGTATCGATGAAATAACACGTATAGCTGAAAAAAGAAATCACTTGAAAAAGGAAACATATACCAAAATATACGAACAAATTTCAAAGAAGATAAGACAGTCAGTTGAATTAGGTCATAAGTACCTATTCTGTCAAATACCTTCTTTTGTTATGGGTTATCCTCATTTTAACAGGATGAAGGCGTTACAATATATAAAACGTCAGTTCGAAATAGGTGGGTTTACAGTTCAGGTTATAGGAGAGTTTGAATTGTGTATTTCATGGAGACCTAATAAAAAATCTAATAAAAATGATTCAAATAATGAACCAGACGACCCAGAAGAATTCCCTACACTTATAAATCTTAAAAAGGCTGCAAATAAATACAGGAGACATGCGTGAGAGTTTAAAGTTTAATAATGTAATTATAATACAAACATGAGCGACCCACTTAATATATTAGTAGAGGCTAAGCGTGAATATATAGGTCAATTATGTTTACTTATGTGTCCTGTTATGATCGAAACATTCGAAACGATGTATGAAGAAGCTTATAAACTTTCAAAAGGTAGAAAAGTTCTTGTAATGTACCAGAAACTTTTAAAAGAAGTTCCAAATTGGAGTGACGCTTTGTCAAAAACGCATACAGATAATATAACAAATAGATGTGCGTGGTTTAACGATTTATTAGCAGCTGTTTTTGTAAGTTGTGTTAAGATTTTATCGGCAGTTCGATTAAATAAAGATAATAAGAAGATTTCTCTTAAACTTCCAACGAATGAAGTTTTCATCCAGACGTGTTACAATAACGCAGCAAAGGATTTATATTTAGATCCATATATTTACCACGAAGCACAGAACGAACATGCGAGAAATGACAAATTATACGAGAGATTTTGTGCGTGTATCGAAACGTCTGTAAAAGAACTTATACCGGTTCAACAAATATTACAAACGTATATGTCTCAATCACAAGAGGGACAAGATTTGGACGTTGGTGAAGCTGAAGTTGGTGATTCAGAAGACCCCGATCTTATTGATGGTTATGAAGAAGAAACAACAGAGGAACCATTTGAAACACCTGCAGGAGAACCTACTATGGAAGAACATTCCATGGAAGAACAACCAATGGAAGAACACCCAATGGAAGAATCTATGGAACAACCAATGGAACCAGAAAGAACGTCTCCATTTGAAAATGAATTCAGGACTATAAATACAAAGGCGGGCTCTCAAATGCAACAACCACGACCACAACAACCACAGGCGGGACACCCAGAAGATGAAGGTGTACTTTTTCCAGACGCATCCGAAACCCGTGCAAAAAAAGTTGGGTATTATTAAATGGAGTTTGAAGACTATTTAAGAGACCCAGCATGGGCCGGTATAATTGCCGGTATGATAACTGCCGGATATATACATTTCAAGGCAAAAATTAATAACGAAGGTAAGCTTCCAGTAAGTGCATATGCAAAACCAGCAACACTTACAGCAATTTTAGTATTTTTTATCGTTACTAACGGATTAGGTAAGAAAGAGACCATATCGACAGAACCATTTTAATTTTATAACTTAAAGATAATATACGTCATTACTATATAAAAATGGCTTCCGTGACTGCATTCAATGATATGATGGGTCAATTTCTTGTGGAATTACACAAGACATTTCCAGAAGAAAAAGGCTTGAAAAAGTGTTTATCCGCTTTCGACTTGATGAAAGAGGCTAACCCAAGATTAGTTGTCGATGGGTTTATGAACGGTGTTACGCCATACGCTGAAAAAATTTCAGCTAAAGATGAAACATTTTTCCTTAATGAATCTAAGAATTTGGATTTCATGAAAGGTGTGGATCTCGAAAAACATTGGGGTTCTGCTTCAGAAAATACAAAAAATGCAATTTGGCAATATGTTCAGACATTATACATGCTCGGAACCACTATAAGTTCCATCCCAGAAGAAACACTCTCCATGATCGAAACTGTTGCGAAACAGTGTGCCGATAAAATGGGTGAAGATGGAACCGAACTTGATGAAGCTGCTTTGATGAAAACTATGCAGGGTATGTTGGGAGGCATGATGAAAAAATAAACTCACTATATATAAATGACATCTTGGTTTGAAGATCCAAAACAATTGGTTCGTGTAGACAAAGTTCATGAATTTTGGCCATCAAAAACACAATCTTCAGCAGAGCGTGTTAACGCAACTGCTCGTTTTATCATTTATGCAACGTGTATAATATATCTTATAAGGCGTGATCCACGCATTTTCGTTTTAGGTGCAACCGTACTCGGTGTTCTTTATATAATGGAAAAGTCTGATATGGTTAAAGAAGGTGTTGCAAGACCAACACATGTGTATAATAACGAAGGTAAACCATGTTCTATGCCAACAAAGGATAATCCCATGGGAAATGTGCTTATGTCGGATTATGCAGACAGACCAGACAGACCACAATCGTGCCATTACCCAACTGTAAAGGCACCAGTAAACAATTTCCTTACAGGAGACATTAAATACGGCCCAGGTCGTTCGCGTTCATCTATGCCTGAATACCAAAGAAATGGGTTATCTAGACAATTTGTAAGTATGCCAGATACATCTTTAGGCGATACACCTTATTACGAATTTATTCATGGTAGTAGAAATATTGGTACGTGTCGTCAAGACAATACAATGTGTAATCCAGACGCGAGAGGGGTTCAGCTCGAAGCATTTGCAGGACTCGATCCAAACGGTGATAAAAGAAGTGGTATGCACAGAGGTTCGGGATTAGCTGCCGGACATAGTTCGTAATTTTAAACGATTTAATAATAAAGTAGTAGATACTCGATTTCCATAAACAAAATCTCTTGTTATAATAAATGGCGTATCAACTCCAACCAGGAATGAAAGTTGTTCAAGATCACGCGGTTCCATCCGTATGCGCATCTGAAGAAGTCTTAGTATATCCCCAGCCCAGTGCTCTTAACTATGTTTCAAGTCGTCCAAATACTATGTTATATGGGACTGCTCCATACATGGCAGGTAAAGGATCACCAGCAGAATATATTAATACGTCTGACGAACTCAGACCACAATCCACATCTCGTTTTAATAAAGTTTTAGCGAAAACATACGAAAGAAATTTTCACCCACTCCAAAATGTTGAATGTAAATTACCACTTCAAACACAAACTTATGATGCAACAAGTACACGTGCTGATACACAAAATGGTTTATTTCAGCAAAGATACCTCAATAAAAATCTCGCTAAGAAATAAGAATGGCTGACCCTATCTCTATAATGGCTATAGCCGGCCTAGTTTATGCCGGACGAAAGTTAAGTCAATCAGAAGAAAAATATTCAGTAGAAGGTAATCCTATAGAAGAACAGGAAATCGTTTCGGAATTTTCCGACATAGATGTCACTGCACCACCCGGGTATTTAGGTCCTTTATCACCACTCGAAGAACCAACGTACCAAAATAAAGAAGAAATCGGTTCATTTGCCGATATTTCACGACAACAAAGATCGTCTGGTGGGGAGGTTTTAACGATGAGAAACCGCATGTATGATGCGGGGAGAATGAATAACCTTTCCCCAGTTGAAAAACAACTCGTTGGCCCAGGTTTGGGCGTTGGACCAGAAGTACCCGCTTTTGGAGGGAACCAACAATTATTTCGTGTTAATCCAGAAAATGTTGGTGCGTATCGTTTAACAACTTTACCAGGTAGGTCTGGACCAGCATTTGATTCGAAAGGTGGTAGACGAGGTGTCGTTGGGAAGGTTTCACAAAATAGACCAGAAAAGACGGCGTTTCTTCCAGAACGTCTTCCACCATCTGGAGGTCGTGCTCAAGGTATGTCTGGTAGAACTACACGAGCGGAACATGAACGTACCAAGAGAACAACCAATAGATCCGAAACGGGTTCTAGAACGGATACTTTGGGTTTTGCAACTGCAAAGAGAACGGTATCTGCACTTACACGCGCACAAGAACCAACACGTAATAAAAAGGATGGTAACATCGAACATTATCAATACAGTAATCAACCAGCACCAGGTATAGCTAGTTTTGTAGGTGGTTATTTGAATGCACCAGCTATCAAAATTGGTGAAAAGAGAACATATGGTTCCATGCATACAGCAGAAGAACTTACTAAATATGGTTTCAGACCAGATGATCGTCGTGGTAAGGCTGGTCGTGCAGCGGGTCCCGGTAGAATGAATGTTCGAGCAGATGCACTTAACCAAGGTGGTATGGTTACAAGTGTTCGTTCCGATACAACGAGAATTGATGGAAGAGTAAATGCCGCGAATGGGGCGTGGACACAACAATACAAAAACAACGATTATCACAAATTCAACGCTTATAAAGGTCACGAAAATCCAAATGCTTCTAATATGAGTTTAGACACAGCTAGAAGACAACTTGCGAGTAACCCATTGGTTCATAGTCTTTCGTAATTAATTATATAAAAACGAGAAATACACTCATTAAAATAATAGCCCGTTATTTTAATGAAGGTACATACCCTAGACATAGATAGCGGCGAACGCGAACCCATTTTGTACCCAGATCCTTCTGATTATGTTGTACAACTTAAAAATCCAATTTATGACGTTACAAAGATATCACTTATATCAGCACGTATACATAACAGTCAATACTTGATAAACTCCAGGAACAATCAATTTGATATAAACGGAACAACTATTACTATACCTATAGGAAACTATAGTGGTAAAGATTTAGCACAGGCTGTTGTCGCTGCGTCATCTGTTTTAACGTCCGCACAATTCGAAAAAGAAACTAATGCTATAACGTTTACAGGTAGTGCTCCATTTACATTTGAATTTTATGGTGGTACAAATGGATATACATCTGGTACACCTGGATACACAACACCACATGATATATTAGGGTTACCAGCAAGTAATGTTTCTTCTACAGGTAATACATTAGAAACGGGTAGTCTTAATTTACAAGGTGCCGATGCAATTATTGTTAAATTAAGTAGTGGTTCTGATGAATTTAACAAAACTGTGTTTTCGGAAACACCATTTTATACAGGTCGTATACTTTTTTGTGGCGATGTGATTAATTATTCGGGTGTTGATGATGCTGTGGAACATAATTTTGATTCTGGATCACAAAAAACAATATCGAGTTTACGTGTTCAGTTTTACTATAGTAGTAATAACCGTTTAATACCATATGATTTTAGAAACGCAAATCATATACTAAAACTTGCAGTAACGTGTTCTACTGATAAACTGGAAAATGTAGCTAAAGTGGAACGAGACTTTTCTCTTCCACCACCTATGAGTATCCCTGAATTAGAGGATCCGCGTAGATGGGATGCATTTATATCTATATTTTTAGTAGTTGCAACCGGTTTATTTTTATTACTGGTTATGCGTAAACCGAGACTTAACGAGTAACCGCGAAGACTGGTTGGGATGGCTTCGTGACCTTCGAGGAGACACGAGAGATGCCAACGTAGACAACAATAGACAAGAGTGTTGTCAAGAGGGCGGTGAGAGTGTAGTTCATACCACCGTTCTTGTTAACCTTGACGACTTGGTTGACAATCCATCTAACCAAGTCCATCCAAGAAAGGGCGGCGGCGAAGGAAAAGCCAGCAACAATGGCGTTGAGGGATTGGGATTCGAGTTCTCTAGTAACGAGAGTGACAGTTTCAGCGGCGACAGCGGACATTTTTTTTATACTTTATCCTGAGATTTTAATCTGGGAGCAGTTCCTCTTCTATTAAAATTTTTTTATAATATTTCGGTTTCATATACCCCTTTAACATTTTACCCACTTCCGCTGGATCTATTTCTGAATCTGTACCTGATACAGATGTTTCCGTTCCCGATTCTGAATCTGTATCAGAATCGGAATCAGAACATTGATCGTTACGTATTTTAAAATACCCGGGTGATGTATTCGTCCATCCTTCGGGTTCACATTCAGACTCAGATATGTTCATTACTATCTATAGCATTTTTTAACATAACTTCTGACGGATTCGTGGGTTCCCATGTACTCCAATTATCATATGCCATATTCATTTTAACGAATTTATATTCCCTTCCTGAATATCTTGTAAACGGTATAAATTCATCTTCTTCTATTATAATTGCATCATCTTCTTCGTCCGACGATTCTTCGTATATTTCGGGAAAATGTGAACCCAATTTTTTACCAACTTCGTTCATGGCGCAATATTTCATAGCATATTCCATATCTTCGCCAAGGACAATATCACGTCCACATGCCTTTGCATATTCCGCGGCAAGAACCATTGAACGTTCAAGGATAGGTTGTATAATATTAATAGCAGAGTCCTGAACTTGCTCTATTAATTGTGCAGTAGCGTCTTTTTCTTGTAGATTCATTATAGATTAAACAGTGTTTTAGCAATACCGTTTTCTATACGGAGTATATTAAAACTTAAACCCAAAACTCTAAGTTCTCTTTTACCATCGTTATATGGATTTAAACTTAATTTTAAATATTGATCTTTAACTAAACTAAAGTTTCTTTGTCCTGTTGGATACCATCTTTCTGGTTCTAACGCAAAACTATATGAATAGTATCTCCTGAATAATTGTGTTCTAGAATGATGTATCCCACTTTGAACAGCGCGTAAGTTTATAATTTTACCCGTAGTTTTATTTAAAACTATTGTATCATCAAGTGTAAGTTCGAGATATCGTAAATGTTCGTAATTTATATATTCAGATTTAGCCGAATATATTTCGTAATTTAAATCATAATCAAATGCAGATACTAAGTTAGTTTGAGTACCTATAAAACCGGGTTCTTTTGGATTTTCTGTCTGGATTAGAAAGAACAACTCCTTTATTGGGTTTTTGAACTCGAGTTTATGTTTAATATCAGTAACACCTGAATCTATTTCTGCTGTTGGACTTTCCTGAACCTGTGTAATAATATAATCTGTTTTCTCACTTAATAGTTTCTGTCTTTCTTCTTCATTTATGGATACCATTTCGGTTGTTATTTTTAAATTTTTAATGAGTCCCGTTGGTTTTTGTTCTGGAGTTGGGTAAACTGGATGTATATTATCGTATTTATTGTATATACAATCCTGTACGTTTCTCAATTTAATAACAATTTCAATTTCTTGTTCTGTTATGGCACATACCGGTATAGCGAGTTCGGGGTTATTGTAAAAATAAAAGGGTATATCGACAAAATATTTTTTAGGTGAAGTTGCATTACCAAGATATCCAATTATACTTAAATCTTTTACTTGTGTCCCTGAAAGTTCCAATGGTGGTTTACCAATGAGTTTAGATAAATTATGTTGTTTTGTTTGTGTTATATAATTATCCGAATAAATAGCTAAGAAATCCCTTGGGATACGTTGAATAACCTGACCACCAATAAGAAGTTCTACATAATCAATCATAGCATGCCCAATGGATTCAACATACCCTGTTCCGGAATAAGGACCATACGTCCTTTGTTCAATATCATTTAATTCAAATTTTAAACTTACAGTTTTAAGAAGATCACCTTGGTTTTGGGGAATAGTACAACGTATAGTATTTCCAAATTCAATTTCACCTTCAACGTCTAAATCGACAAAGAATGGTGCAAAATTGGTATGCTTTTGAAAATTTTTTATAAAATATGTATATTCGGGGTCGTTCGTAAAGAAAGCGTCCTGTGGACCTGATGTCTGTAACTGAACACGACCAGCCATTACTAGTATAACTCACTAAAATTTTAAACTAATATTTCTTCATACTAAAATTTCAAACCTGCTAAACCACTATTTATACGTAAAACGTTATAGTTTACAGCATATACTTTTACATTGTGTGCGAAATTTACATCCGGTGAATCGAGTTCAATTTCTATTAGGTTATGTGATATTCTACTCATATTTACCTGACCTGTAGGATAATATGTTTCAGGTTTCATAGAAAAACTATAAACCCCAAAATCATTTCCAGTAATACCCGTATAATATTTTAAAGGTTGTTCATAACTTAACATTAAATTATCGGCATCAATGATTGTATTATTATTAAATTTCATAGTAACGTTATTTATAGGACAAAGTTTATGAACGTCTTCACTCTCAGCTATGAAAAACATTTCCTTTATTGGGTTTTTGAAATTAAGCATACCAGATTTTTTAGTTTCACCCGCTTTGAATTTAAATTGAGATAGCTGTAGCTGTGTAATAACATATTCAATTGGACGAGTTAATAAAAAATTTCTTTCATCTTCCGTAACGAAATAGAAATCTGTTACGAGTGAAACTTCTTTAATTGGTGAATATACACCTGAAGGTGGTTCGGATATAGTACCATTACTATATGATACAACTACATCTTCAACCTTTTTAAACTGTATACGTATTTCTACGAGCTGTTTTGTTAAAGCGCATACAGGTATAGCCAAACTTGGGTGTCTGAAAAAGTAAAAAGGTAAGAGTATGTTATAATCCCAGTCATATGACACTGGTATGTAATTATCGTGACCGGTTAAAAAATAAAGTGTTTGGTCTATATCATCTTTATTGTTATGTATTTGATCGTACATGTACATGTAATCACCAGTTAAACGTTCAATTACCTGACCACCAATGACGAGGTCGGCGTATTTTATGATTTGAGATCCTATAGATTTTCGGTATCGAAGACTTTTCACGTTTATCTGACCACCCATACCGGCGTGTGCAGCACAGTAATAGTATAAAATAGATGGTGTAGTTGAAGTGGGTGTAAACGTGACTGTAGCTGTACCCGGATTGGTAACATCAGTTGTGTAATCAGAATAACTGGGTGCCGTTGTAGAAAACCTAAATGGGTGTGTTGGATGACTTGCATTGTTGAAGGTATACGTTGCACCTACGTAAAGTGTAAGTGTATCTTGTTGAACGCCATCTATATAATATTTACCACCAGAAGCAGTTACGGTAAACGATTGATTGGCTGCAGTTGGCTGTGGTAAAGTAAACTTAAGCATCATACTTCGAATGAGATCCCCTTTATTTTGAGGTATACGACATTCTATAATTGTATCGTAATCTATATCACCATCAAACGGTGTTTCTATAGCTTCAACTGAAAACTTGGTGTGCCGTCTAAAATTCATCAGGAAATATGAAAATTCAGGTTCACCAGTAAACCACTGGTCCTGGATACCCGTGGCAGCAATATTTAGACGTCCAGCCATTATTACTTTATGTGAGTAAAATTTTATGAAATAAAACGACACGATAATACAGATGAATCTTCAGTTACGAAAATTCAAACCCGAAAATATGGCAGACGATAAAGTTTGTGTTTTTATCGGTAAACGTAATACGGGTAAATCAACACTTGTTACTGATATTCTGTATCATAAAAAACATTTACCAGCGGGTATCGTTTTATCAGCAACAGAAGAAGGTAATCATTATTATCAGCAATATATACCAGACCTTTTCATTTATGGTGATTATGATAGAGAAGCAATTGAACGTGTTATGGAAAGACAAAGAAAGCTTGTTGGTGCAGGAAGACAAAATTGTGGGGCTTTTCTACTTTTAGATGATTGTATGTATGATTCGAAGTTCATGAAAGATACATGTATTCGCCAATGCTTTATGAATGGGAGACATTGGAAGATATTTTTCATGTTAACAATGCAGTATTGTATGGATTTACCTCCAGCACTCAGGGCAAATATTGATTATGTATTTATTTTACGTGAAAACATTATCCAAAATAGAGAAAAGTTATTTAAAAACTTTTTTGGTATTTTTCCGAATTTTGAGATGTTTAATAAAGTGATGGATTCGTGTACGGAAAACTATGAATGTCTAGTATTGGATAATACATCTAAGAGTAATAGAATAGAAGATTGTGTATTTTGGTATAAAGCAAAACTTAGGAAAAACTTTAAAGTGGGTGCCCCCCAGTATTGGCAAACGCATAAGAAAATGTTCAATCCAAAACATGGTAATATTAAAGCAGGTAACCCAAATTTAGTTAAAAAGAACACACCATTTAAAGTTACAAAAAAGAAATGATTCGAATTTTTGCCAGAAGAGTAGGTACAGCTTTACATATATTACCAGAACCACCATTATTACCTCAGTATATACCTTTTCGTGATGAAATGATTAAAGTTACCACAAGGTTTCCCAAAGATGAAGTAGTTACAACAGGTGAAGGCAGTGGGTATCGTATATTAGTCGATGTATGTCATGATAAACAGACAATTCATTTAGAAAATGATATGTCTGATCCAGAAAAGACGAGAGATTTACCTCGAATAGTGCAGACGTTTGGGTATTTATATCCGACATACACTCTTCAGGATGATGCGCAATAATTTAAAATGAAAAACATATACAGATATAAATGGCAACAGACGTTAGAACATTGAACCTTTCTGATAACAGCGATGGTATGGTAGATTTAAACGCACATAAAAGTACAAATTTTGTGCCGAATATTACGCAAGAAAAAAATGTGAGTGAAAATAAACAGACAATGGACTCTACTTCAATTTCCGATATAATGGGTCAAGCCGAAGATCCACTCGAACCACCAATGGGAAGCGTTGACCCAAGAATGACGCAAATGCAAATGCAAGCTCCAATGATGGCGGCGCAACAACCAGTAGTTCAACAGGCTACTGATAAAAAAACCGAATCTAAAAATCCATTCAACCTTACTGACGACCAGTTCGAAGCACTCATTGTTGCGGTGTGTGCTGCGATAGCAATTAGTAAGCCTGTACAGGAAAAACTTGCAAATTTCGTTCCATCGTTTTTGAACGATCACGGGAACCGAAGTGCAATTGGATTAGCCTCGACTGGTGCAGTCGCTGCTCTTGCATTTTATATTGCTAGACGATATGCTTAAATGGTATTGTAATGTTTATACATTTTTTTACCAAATAAAAAATAAGAAATAAGAAAACCCAACAGTAATCCTGCTGCGCGAAGTCCTACGACAGTTCCTGTACTTTTCGTGGTTTTACCATAATTTTTAAAATCTATTTCAACACGTCTATTTATTTTCGCCAAACCCGCGACGCTACCCAAACCGATTAAAGATGCCATCATTAAAAATGGAGCATCTATAGCTAAACGACCAAATAAGTTACCACCGCGTGGTAATATACTCATCATTACTGGTATAATAACCATTATAAGGACCATATTTATCCATTTATCGTTCATAATTAGGGGTGCACTCGAAGTTGCAAGTAAAGTATTTAACAAAATATATGCTTTTAACAAATCACCTAAGGATTGCATTTATTAATAACATAGATTATTTATCCTGAATATGCTTACCACAAAATTCAGTTCTCTGTGGTATTTCCTGGTATACCCCGATTGAAACGCACATTGTTCTAAGTTTATCAAATTTATCCCAAAATTCTTTACTATGAGAATATTCATTGACAGTGCAGTGTGCGAGTTCATGTAATAATACATGGAATATCTCATTAGGTTCACCATCTATACATAATCCAATACTACCTCCCTTGTTTACGTTATATCCTATAGCCCCATTCATTCGTCGATACGCTGTAATTGGAATTTCCTTGTATAACATTTTGAATTCCTCGTTATTGGTATCTTTCAAGTGTTCCCTGAGTGTCCTGTATTTTTTACGAACCTCTGTTAATTTTTCTGGTTCTTTCACATTGATGAATATGACAATGTTTATGATAATTAGAAGTAACGCAACTATCATCTTATCATAACTATACATAAAAATTATAATTAAAGATACAACCAGATTATAACACATGACATATGAATTACTTCAAGAATGTCTCAAAGAACATTCTGTTTCATATATAGCCAAAAAACTAAATATAGTTAATGGTACTATAAATAGATGGATTTCATTATGCTCCGTTCCCTCTAATTATACGTTTGATTTACATAAGGTATTAGGTAGGGATATAGATTATACTCATTTTACTTATAAACAAAAGGATCAGTTTTTTACCCCGGATGATATGGCAGAAAAGTGTTGGAAAAAGTTTAACGAAATAGTTAAAATTAATATAAATGAATATACGTTTATAGAACCATCTGCAGGTGACGGGAGTTTCATGAAAGTTTTACCAAAGAGTACTATTGGTATAGATATAGAACCTAGATACCCTGGTGTTATAAAACGCGATTACCTGTCGTGGAATCCAGATGATTTAAATCGAAAATATATAGTTTTTGGGAATCCACCTTTTGGTTTGAGAGGGCATTTAGCACTTAATTTTATAAACCACTCGTACGATTTTTCTGATTACGTATGTTTGATACTCCCTCAACTGTTTGAGAGTGATGGTAAAGGATCTCCTAGGAAAAGGGTATCAAAATACAATCTAATATTTAGTGAAAAATTGTCTGGGATGTTTCATTCACCAGATGGAGAACGCACAAAAGTTAACGGAGTATTTCAAATATGGTCTAAATATACGGAAAATCCTGAATATATGATACGGGAAATGGACGATACACATTTAAAAATATACTCAATGTCTGACGGTGGTACAGTTTCATCGACGCGAAATAAAAATATGATAGGGAAGTGTCACGTTTATTTACCGTCAACGTGTTTTGGAAAAGAAAATATGAAAGTGTATACATCCTTTGAGGATTTACCTGGGCGTAGAGGGTATGGTATTGTTTTTAATAAAGATGTAGATGATATGATTAAAAAGGCAAATGCTATTAAATGGGGTGAAGTTAGTTTCATGTCAACAAACTCAGCTTATAATTTAAGGACTTCGTCAATTCATCAATCTCTAATTGAACTGGTTCAGCTATAATTTTAGTGTATAAAAACTCACCAATTTTAGAATTGTCTTCGTTTTCGGATATTTTAATGGTTATACCAGCTGTTATACATTTTTCTAACGTTTTTTTAGAAAAATCGAGTTTATATTGATCGATTGCTTTTTTCCTTAAATGAGGTTTTTTCCCTAAAATAGGGTGTTTATCATTTGACGAAAGATCAAAATCTTTTAAAACTGTTATGTATATATCATTTGGAGCAATATCAACAAATAACCAAAAATCACTTTCACCTGTATTTCTAAGACTTTCATGTTGAAATGAACCATGTTCTCCAAGTCTTGCTGTCTTCACTTCGATTTTCTTCCCACCAATGAGCATGTCATATACCTTCCCGTCATCGTTTAAACTTGAAAGTTTTTTATTATCCCATATACATTCAATAGAGCTTTGTTTGCATATTGAATGTATCATATCTTCTCCCACTTCACCCGTTTCATCACACGTTAAATCTCGCACACTTTCAAATCTGGTACCTTTCCAAATGTTTTTCTTTTTAGAAAATTCTGAGATTTTATTATTTAAATATTCAAATGTATTCATTGTTTAAATTAATTTTATTAGTTTAGAAATTTTACTTAGGTTAAAAACGAAAATCTTTATTAAAGAAATGAAAGAGTTACTACTGAAAGTAACTACAATGTCTATAGCTTCATTTTTGGGATCGTATATGGGAACTCAAAAATGGTTTGATAAACATGAACACAAGTGATAAAAATGTCAGGTAAATGTATATACCGATGCCAACAAATAAAAAAGTATTACAAAACCGAGTAAATAAAATTAGAGCCAGGGAGGGTGTAATGGTAAAAACCATGAAAAAACTTCGTGCTAAAGAGGTCACTTTAATGAATTCATTACAATCAGTACAAAAGGAAATGGATGAATTAAGTGAAGAAGGTAGACTACTTTATGAAACGAAAATGGAAAATTTAAAAAAATTAAAAAACTTGAATAATAAAAAATAATTATTTCTTATACACAAACCTAAATTTACTATACAAATCCGAAACCGGGTTCCCTTTAAGATCTTCCCACAGTGTTAAAGTAAACCCCAAATCCTCCATTCGCGTAAAAAACATATCCTTGTGTGCTATGGGTTCAACCTTAGGACCACTGGCGTAATACGGTGTATCAGCTAAATGAACGTATAACTTTTCACCGAAATTCCCTGAACTCGTGTGTTTCATTAGAAAATAGTTGCCTAAATCGTCTTTTACAGGTGTGTTCATAATAATCTTATCTGAATTTGGTATAATTCCTATAAATTGGCCCCCGGGTTTCATTCTATTCTTAATTGCTAATAAAGACGTTTCGAATAACGTGTTCGTTTCGAATATATAGTGTAAAGCAAAATTATAACATATAACATCGTACTTTCGTTGGGGGCACGCGAATATATCACCCTCGTAAAAATTAACACGTATTTTCATATTCTTTGCGCGAGACTTAGCCTCCTTAAGTGAGTCTAGGTTTGGTTCGCACATGCTTATATTCGCTCCGGTATGTCGCCACTTTTGGAGATCTCCACCGAATCCACATCCTACATCCAAAATACTGTCGCCTTCGCGGGTAGCCGATTGGATGAGGAGACGCTTAGACTCGTTATGGTACTTTCGTATCTCCTCCATTTATTTATAGACGTTTTTCTTTTTTAAATGGAGTTACTAAGGTTAAAAAGAAGATTATAATTAATATAAATGAAACCTATTATTAAATGGGTAGGTGGTAAAACCCAAATTCTTGATAAGGTTTTGAAAACTTTTCCACGGGAAATAGAAAATTATCATGAACTATTCGTAGGTGGTGGGAGTGTTCTATTTGGGTTACTCGAGAGTAAGGATATTACCGTGAAAGGTAAAGTATACGCGTACGATAAAAATCAAAAATTAATAAACATGTATAGACAAATTCAAACGAATCCAAATGAAATACACGAACATTTAATCAATCTCTTTACCACATATGATACTCAAACAGGTACGGAAGTAAACCGTAAACCAGAAACTGAAGAAGAAGGTCTTACATCAAAGGAAAGTTATTATTATTGGGTACGTAAAACATATAATAATTTGATTCCAACCACACCTATACATGCCGCAACATTAATTTTTCTAAATAAAACGTGTTTTAGAGGTGTGTATAGAGAAGGTCCGAATGGGTTTAATGTACCATACGGACATTATAAAACTACACCCGTATTAATATCTTTAGAAGAGTTATTAAAAATACAAGAGCTTATAAAAGATGTGGTTTTTAAATGGTGTGATTTTAGGGCCGCATTTGCACAAACTATAAACGACTGTGATTTTATATATGCGGACCCACCATATGCACCGGAAAATGTTAAGAGTTTTGTAGGGTATACGAAAGATGGATTTATTATGGATGATCATAAAGATTTATTTAATTTATTAAAACATTCTAAAATTGATTTTGTAATGTCAAATGCAAAAGTCTATATCGTAACCAATAGTTTTGAAGATTATAAAATAGAAGACGTCCCCGCGAGACGTGCGATAAATAGCAAAGACCCTTCGTCTATAACAACGGAGGTGCTCGTGCATGGATATGATCGAATATAGGTCCCCAATCAGTTTCATATTTAGCGGGAAAATAAACATCTTTTTTCTTACTCTTGTTTGTAAGTGTTGTTTTACGCATGGATGCGTTCTTACCTCTTACAAAGAAAAACCCGATTCCATCTTCACTCATGATCTCATACGTATCTTCGTATTTCAAAGAGTTCCAAAAACACTCGTTTAACATATATGAAAAACGAAAATCTGCGTTTGGGTATCTTTTCAGGTATTGTTTAAGTTTATGAGAACCTAGACCAATCTTTTCATCGGTTGTACCCGGACCTAATTGATGCTTTTTTTCAATGATATGTATATAATTATCACATAATCGACGAAATAAACCATCTGGTTTTAATTTTTTAACATATTCCTTATCACCTTTAAACTCTTCAAGATATGAAATAGATTTATCTTGTTCTACATATACATAGTCGTACCCGTGAATGCAAATAACCTCACCATCTTCGAAATCAGACGTTTCCCGTTCAAAGACCTTCCCCCATTTATTTGTTTTTTCACCTCCTTTTCCGTTTTGGATCATTTTATTAATTTTATACATGTAACATATCGACTAAGGTGAAAAAAATATCAGTATATATAAAATGGAAGATAAGAAGTGTGATGATACCCAACCCGTAGCAAACTGGAAGTGTATATGGTTCACGTTAGCGTTAGCCAGTGGATATTGGTATCTTCCACATAAAAACAAATGGGTTTTATTATCGTTATTATATTTACCGTACGTGGCTTTAGCGTATTACGATCATTGGTATGATTGTAAAAGAAATCTTGGACCAACGTATCTTGCCATGTTTTACCACTGGATAAAACCTCAAGAATCGGAACAGATTGTCAAATATAAGAATTGGTGTCCCGAAATCAAAAATAAGGTTCTTTTTATAGATGCAATTATATTACTTGGTGGTTTAGTTATGTTACCACATTTTCTTAAATTATAACCGAGACTTAATATCAATAATTCTCGGTACAGGGCGTCATATCATTACAAATCCAATATCTTTTGGTTTAATTTCTTCATTAATTTTCCAATTCCATAGGTAATAATGGTTACATCCCGTTCCCTCTATAAATTTATTTTTCCGGAGTTCCTCTTCGTCTACACCTGTATTAATACAATTGTAGACGTCAAATCCTCTATTGCGTGCCATAATTATAGCGTCTTTTAGACAATTTCCTACATTATAGAACGTATAGGCTTGTTTTACAGTTTCACCACTTTTTTTATGTACGTAATCTAAACTATAAAATGTTGTAAATTGATCTTTTTCGTCACTCAAATAGGTATATATAGTATCTTTACGGGGAAGAATCCAATACTTGACATAGGATTCATTTATATATAATGAAAGTTTAAATCCTTTTAAATATTCCTGTAACATTTTCGTTACTCTAGGTATGTCTTTTTCAGTCATTTCCCTAAAATGAGATGTACCTAAAATACGATGCGCTTGTTCCCTTTCATTTGAAAATTCTACGTGATTTAATTTTTTAACGTTTATGAGTCTATGCCAATATTTGACTTTAGAGATGGGTGTAGGTAGCCTTTTTACTACTGTATATACAGCCTGCCATCTATTTTGTAAATTCATACGTCTTTTAAGTTCACCTATAAGCATGGGTGTAAATTTTGTATCTCTAAGGTTTTCGGATACACATAAAAAGTTTATTTGTAACATTTGAATTATTTTTTTATTAACACAGACGTCTAAAGGTACACCTGATATAAAAGCAACAAGCTTACCATTTACCTTTTCACGAATAGCAAGATTCCATTCATCGCGATATCCCGGTGGATACAAAGCCCATTCAATGAGTTCCTTAGAATAATGAAATTCGAAAGAATCATCTCTAATATAATTTTCTTTTAAAAAAATACAAATTTCGTCGATAGTACACGAACTCCATTCGTATCCCTCTGATAAAGGGTTTTTTTCATACCTAAGTTCTCTCGATGAATCTATTTCACCGTCTTCTTTAAAAATAACTTTATCTTGTGGTACAGGTTGTTTATACCAGAATTCACTCATTTATTATATTCAACTAGCTTAAAGTTTTTAAGCTTATTTTACATATAAAATGTCAACTCTCGAACAAGATTACACGACCGTACCAGGTCAACTCTACGCGTGTCTCTCTGTAGTGGGACCGGAAGCTCCTCAAAAGAATGATAAGTTTGGTATCAAGATTAGAGGAGCGTTTAATTCACGCGATGAAGCGGCTTCACACGCAAAACGTCTTCAAAAAGAAGATGCGACTTTCGATATTTACGTGGTCGATATGTATAAATGGTTGTTGATTCCACCGGATCCGACTAAAATTGAAGATGCGCATTATTCGAATGAAAAGCTCGAGGAACTTATGACGGGGTACAGAGAAAATCAAGCTCAAGCTGCGGCCATGTTTGCGGAACGTAAGCGTGACCTAATTGAAAATGGTTCTATGATGAAACCTGGTGATGAAAACTCAAAGTATTATACGAAACCAGATGAACCACCGATTAGTCACCCCGGGGAAGTTTTGGAACGACTTCAAAAGGAAAAACCCGATACATCGATGGAAGACCTCGTCAAAGAGGCGGATGCTATTGTTGCCGAGGAAATCAAGGAAATGCAAAAGAAACGTGAAGAGGACGCGAATGCTGCTCTTGAAAAGGAAGCGAAAGAACGAGGATTTAATTCGATTGAAGCCATGCAAAAGTTTGATTCTGAAAAAGGTTTTAAATCTGAGGAGTCTACAGAAGCTCAGGATACGAAAGGTGAAGGTGAAGTCGAAGAAGGTGAAGAGGTAGAATCCAAGGAAGCGTAAATTAATTTTGTTATATAAATGTAAGTATGTTGAGTATTATATTGAACATAATCACCATTCTTATTGTTTTAGCTATGTCTGGTTTATTTTTACGAGTGTATAATATTCGCAAAAGTAAATCGGATACCGAAAATATTAGTGCTTCTGATGTAGCACAAGATATATTAAAAGATCCACTTATCGTGAGTCGAGCGTATTTTACAGAACCCACATATGGACCCATAGGCGATTTTAAAGGTCAACAAACATCCTCGGAACATTTATGGATACGTGGTAAACCTATCCGGGTCTAAGAATGACTGGCTGCATGGTTTTTCCCATGAAAAACCCTAGAATAAATGATACAAAAATTATTATATACGCTGTTTTATCGAGATTTGAAAAAATATCATCTTTTTGATATTGTGGCGGTGGTTCATAATATTGTTGTGGAGGTGGAAAATAATACTGTTCGTTGTTTTCCGGTTCTTGTTCTTTCTGTTCGTCCATTTCTTTATTTACAAACTCGTCTGGATTATATTCAATTGGAGTTCCAACTTCAGCTTCCATTTATAAGATGTAAACCTATTTTTTTAAGCTTATTATTCCTCATCATCGTCCTCGTCATCAACAACAAACCCTTTTAAATTTCCATTTTCATCCATGTCTTCGTCATCATCTTCGAAATCGTCTTCATCGTCTGTCTGGAGTAAATCTATATCATCTTCACTACCTGGATCAGACTCTGTTTCGTAATCATTGTCTGAATAATCATCTTCGGGTAAATCTTCTAACGGATCTAAACGGTCTGGGACTTTTGAAATTCTCCCGGAACGTGTACGTGTTGCAACAACTGCTTTTGTCATAGTATAAAAGTTTCTTGCTTTATTCTTTTAAATACATTACTTCGCATTAAGTGTTTCGTTTATTAAAACAAGACCGAATTCGGCTTCTATCTTATTGGCTAATTCATCTATTTCTTCTATAACACTTGTATCTGTAGAAACTGTGTATAATGCAATTTCACGTAAATTTTCAAGTGCGCGGTTTAATAATTTTTCTGCAATAACAATCTCAGACTTGTATTCTATAGCCATATTCATATTGGCTAAAAATTCCTTGTATAAAATTTTATTTAAACCCGAGTAAGGTAATGTTTGTCGAATAAGTTCTGATATATGTTTAGTTCCTGTATCTTTTTTCATTAAAGAAGATGTCAGATAGACAACTATTATAATTAAGACTACAGCTAACATTTTATAAAGTACTTACAATTTTATCTGTGAGATTATGTGCACGACATTTGCAATTACATACTTGCTGTATCTGTCTTTTTAAGATGCTGAAGTAAATAGTTTCTTTACACGTACTACATACTTCTTTAGTCGTTACCGTATATTTTTTAACACCATTTCGTTTGAGTGTTTCTATTGAGAATGTTTCATTTTTGATGATATATTTTTTTATAAACTTTTCAAGTAAATCCTGTTCTGGTTCTATAGTTGTAATCTTTTTAGGTACATATTTTTCAACTTTGCCATCTTCGTAAATGATGTCTGTTATTTTTTTAGTAAGCTGATGCCGTCTACCTGAAAAATCCTTACAAAATCCATACTGTCTTAATATGTTAGTAGTAGAAAAACACTTTTGGGATATAGTATCTCCTGTTATATGAAACCAAACGTGATTAGAGTTATGATTACATTTTTTATTTTCACAATATTTGGAGTTTGTTGAAACGAGAAACTGGTTTTTATATTTAAACATTTTAGTGATTGACGCTGAATTCTGTCCTTCTACATGTTTACGTACAAATGCTTCTACGAGTAAAAGAGCTTCCTGATTCTTGAACTCGTTTTTTGTTTGTATAGTTGTAAAATTACTTCCTTCGTGTGTATTAGAAATTCCTTCTATTATAACTGGATTAGTACTTTCTGTACGTAAAGTTGCCATATGTAACATATCTATAGAAGGTTTCTGCTCTGTCTTTTCTAGTATAGAAAGAGGGCCATGTCTGTATATGAATACTGGTAGATATTCACCTTGTGTTTCTTTACCTGTGTTATTGCATAACTCACACCCCTGACCGGCGCATGCCTCGTGTTTTCCTTTTTTATGTGACCATGGCATACGAAATCCACTACCCTTCGTGTTACGTGAAGAATTTCCATAAACTGATATATCTACAATGTCTTTCCAATCACGTGACCCATACGCCAAATTTAATGTTTTTATAACATGTTCTCTAATAGCCAATGCGGATGATCTATTTACAACAAAACCCGACCAGTTAATATGAATACCTGTTTTTATAAGGTTATCAATAGGTTTAGGTTCTGCGACGGATATTAATGCATCTTTACCACCAAATTTAGAGACTTTATCACATATGACCTTACATATACTTTTAATCTGTTCAAATGATAGTTCATCATCATCTTTATAATCTAAATCCATGAAAAAGTTATAATTTTCTGTTTTCTGTTCTACAACGAAAATCTTTTCACCTAAAGTATAGGCTTCTACACATTTTTCATAAAAATTATTCAATCTATCAAAAGGCACGGAGAGAACGCCACCGTCCATGAGCACATGTGATAGATCGGAGTTATTTGCAAAACCCTGGTCTTTACACCAACGTTTAAACATACTTACCAAATATTAGTTTTATTTTTTTATATATATTCATTCATCTTCATATTCATGATGCCAAATAGAACGTCTATATGAAATTTCTGGGTAATTTTCTTCTTCTGATAAATTCTTTTTTAAAACAAGGAGTTCATACACCTTATCGTCTTTATGTAATTCTACGTACCTGTCTGCGCGTTCTGGAGTATATGCGTGTCTTTCAATGAGAAGTTCACGTATTTGAGATAAAATATAGTTCTTCGACTTCATTATTTAATAGAGAAGGTTTTTCTATCGAGAGAAGTTACACACGCGTAAAATTCTGGGTTATTGAGTACGTTTTTAACTATACGGTCCCATTGCTTTTTTGTACTAAATTCAGCGAGAGTTTCAAAATTCATGAAATCATTCTCGTCGTGTGTACGTTTAATTGGTTGTTTCTGAATCTTACGAAGATTCATTTTCTGTTTTTCATCGTTAAACTTTTTTATAAGATCTGCTTGCTGCTGTATACTGTAATCGACGAAGAATACAAAAACATTGTATTCTAAATCAACACCTGGACTTTCTTTTACTGTAAATTTGTAAGTTGTATATTCACCTTTTTTTAAAGAAATAACCCCCCTTGTTTCCTCTTCCAATTCTCTTAATGCACATCTTAATGGATTTGGTATTTCTCTTCTTCTACACCCCCCGGTAACGAAAATCCAATCTTTGAATCTTCTATCCCTGACAGTTAGAAACCGTGGTTTATCACCTATAAAAGTGACGGGAACTGCGATCGCTTTATATTTTATCATTGCTAATAAGCAAGTTATAATTGAATAAGATGATTATTCTGAAGATTCTTCTTCGGTTTCTTCAACTTGGGTGTCTAAAACCTCCTCCTTTTTGGTTTCAATTTCACATACCGGTTTTGGTTGCGGTGGTCTGGATAAATGAGTCATGAGATTTCCATAAAATCCCTTGACGTTATCCATTTCCGTTTTAGTTTTGTTAAGTTCTCTGTACATGTACACTGTGGCTACAATACACATGAGCACGGCAACTATAGTCGCTGTATCGCGATCGAATGCAAACATTTTATATATAAAAATACGAGTCAATTTTTTAAGTTCCTATAATCGCACCCATGTGTGTTTTCTTTTCCTCTGAACATGGGTACCCCATTTTTGCAAATTGAATTTCTTGGTAATGACCTTCTTTACACTCTGCGTTTTGTAGAGGTTTTTCGGGTTTTTTACCGACTAAGTGATCCAAACCACCGGATGATGGATCATACGTTAAAACAAAGACGAATCCTATGAGAAATATTAATTGCCAAATCATTTATAATAAGTGGCTAAAATTAAATTAGTTGGAATACATCAAACCACCCATACCATTTTCAATACGGAGGATGTTGTAGTTGACCGCGTAGACGTCTTTAGCAAAGGCGGCGCCGTCGGAAACGATTCTTGCAGAATCGAGTCTACTGAAGTTGAGCGAACCGGTTGGCTGAAGCTTCGACGTGTCGAGACAGAATGGAATCAATGTCAAGTTATCGGCAGTACAGTTACCGGCCGATGTATGGTAATAGATTGGAGCAGATGTAAAGTGTGGGATAACTGTTTTGTAATCACCAACATCCGTACCATTTATTTGAAGTTTGAGTTTTGTATTCGCATCTCTACCTTCTTCGGCAACCAAACATTTAATTGGGTGGTTGAAGTTCAATTCTTGGATTTTAGAAGCAGATGCAATAGCTTTTTGTGTTTGTGTAACAAGCATGTTTTGTGGCTGACTGGATAAGACCGTGCGTTCATCCGTGTCAAGATGGATGAATTGGGCGTACACTTCAAGGTCACCCTTCAAAGCTGCGTCATCGGCCCATGTAATTCTCAATTCCACATCGTGGTATTGAAGAGCGATCAATGGGATAGCGGACTGAGCGTTTTCGCAAAACGAAAATCTGAGTGGGTAGAATGTTTCACCAGCGTAAGTTGTTTTCGAATACGTTTGGTTAAAAATGGTTGGCGCAAGAAGAGTGGAGAATGCATATTCTTGTTCATCAATGACTTGACCACCGATCAAGAGTTCAACTTTGGATACTTGCTGAGACCAATCGGTGGCGTCACCAGCTCTATTGGAAATGTATACGTATCCGATCATGTCACCTTTACGTTCGAATCTGACAGTCGACATACCAGCTCTGGCTGGGTTGCCCTGGATAACCTGTCTCTCAACAGTTTGGGCGAAGTTTGTGTGACGTTTATAGTTGGACCTGAAAAAAGAAACTTCAGGTTGGCCGACGAGATGGGCATCTTGTGCACCGACGGCAACGAGTTGGGCAATACCTCCAGACATATTTTATTATATTATACATAGGTTTTATTTTTTAACCTAGGCAAATGCTAAGGCATTCATATAAATATTTCCAGATACATTTGATAATGTCATGAGTGCATGTTTGTCTTGGTTGACAGAAACATCAGTGGTCATTGCATAAAAATTTACATTTGTCAATTCTTTTGAAATTTTTATAGTACCACCACTCGCGAGAATTGGAACTACAATTTGGGACCCTGATATAAGATTCGAGAATACAAGATTCGAAACATCATCTGTAGATGTGACTAAAGGTGCTGTACCATATGATTTTTCTCTGGCATCTATTGTTATTGTTCCGGAAGAAATGGCTGCGGATATATCTGTATTTGTTAATTTAATGTTCTGGGAAGTTGCGTTCCCTGTGACTGTAATGTTATCAGCCTCGACATTCCCTGAAGTGACAAGACCCCCAACTGTAATTACATTTGAAGTTACGTTTGCGCCTGTAGATGCACTTACAACATCATCAAAATTAAATGGTGATACAGCGACATGTAAACCCCCGATAGTAATATTTTCAGCTGACACATTTCCCGATACCGTGAGTACGTTAGATCCGTATGTATTTACTTCAAGGTTTGCAGATGCCGCAGTTGGACCAATTGATACATTTGAACCTTCTTCACGTATATTAGTGAATGATGAACCACCTTGTCCTCCCGAATCGTAAATCTCACCAGTGGACGTATTAAACGATAAAACGTTATTTGTAGGCGATGCATGATTTGGGTCGAGTTTTATAGCGTTATCGACTTTTAACGATGCTATTGCACCTGCCGACGATTTAATTAAAACATCACCCGCGTAATCGATTTGTTTCGTAGCGGCGATATCTATATCACCCGCAGACGTTAAACCTGTGGTCGTGTTATTAAACGCGACTGTTTGTGTTGTCGTTGCACCCCCATCTGTAATAGCCTGTAAAGTCGAAGAAACTGAATCCCACGATATACCCGCGGCTGAACTTTTAAGGAATTTTTCAGTTGGTCCCGAAAGATAATTGAATGAAAGACGGGATAGTGTCCATCTAGCGTCGTTCGCAAAAGGTGCGGCTATATTGGTAACAACAATACCTAAGTATAAATAGGCTGCTGTATTGTTAAAAGACTCTGTAGTACCGGATGAGTCATCTATAAGTGTTGTAGACGCGTGTAATTGTGTCCAATTTGTACCGTTGTTACTTCC